TGCCACCGTTGGCTACCGGCAAAGTGCCAGTAACACCTGTGGTCAGAGGTAAGCCTGTGGCGTTTGTAAGCGTGCCTGAAGTTGGCGTTCCTAAGACGGGAGTAACTAGAGTTGGGCTAGTGGAAAGTACGTTATTCCCAGAACCTGTGCTTGTTGTAACCCCGGTGCCACCGTTGAGTACCGGTAGCGCTGTGCCCGATAAAGTAATTGCTAGTGTGCCAGTGGTAGTAACGGGGCTTCCCGTTACTGTCAAAAACGTAGGTACAGAAGCTGCAACGCTGGTGACAGTACCAGAACCTTTACCATTAAAAGTAGTCCAATCTGCGGCGCTCAAGGCACCGCGATTAGCTGCAGATGCCGTTGGGACGTTTAGGGTGATTACCGGAGTTGTAGAAGCGGTCGCTACCGTAGAACTTAAATCTGTTCCAGATGTTCCCAGCGTCAAAGCAGCTACAGAGGTAACTGTTCCGCCACCACCACCAGAGCCGTTTGCAGCTGCTGTGATTCGCCCTTGAGCGTCAATAGTTATATTTGCTGCGGTGTATGTGCCCGCCGTCACTGCGGTGTTAGCAAGAGCTATGGTTCCCGTTGTGGTGATTGGCCCACCTGTCAAACCTGTGCTAGTTGCTACGCTTGTAACAGTGCCGCTGCCGCCGCCCCCGGATGCGTTGATTGTTTGATTAGGCCAAGTACCTGAAACCGTTACGTTTGTGCCAGCAACAATTGCAGGTGTAGTGGTGCCTGTACCACCATTGGCTACCGGCAAAGTGCCAGTAACACCTGTGGTTAAAGGCAAGCCTGTGGCGTTTGTAAGCGTGCCTGAAGTTGGCGTTCCTAGGATGGGAGTAACTAAAGTTGGGCTAGTGGAAAGCACCACTGCGCCTGTGCCTGTGCTTGTTGTGACCCCGGTGCCACCATTGGCTACCGGCAAAATGCCAGTAACACCTGTGGTCAGAGGTAAGCCTGTGGCGTTTGTGAGTGTGCCTGAAGTTGGCGTTCCTAGGATGGGAGTAACTAAAGTTGGGCTAGTGGAAAGTACCACTGCGCCTGTGCCTGTGCTTGTTGTGACCCCGGTGCCACCGTTGAGTACCGGTAGCGCTGTGCCCGACAGAGTAATTGCTAGTGTGCCGGTGGTAGTGATAGGACTGCCAGCTACCGATAAAAATGCAGGTACAGAAGCGGCTACAGAAGTAACAGTACCGGAACCCGTTGCAAGAGCCGCAATAGCAGCGGTCGTGGTACGCACAGTCGCCCCAGTTTGCACAACGGGGACAATCTCAGTGCCTGTTAGGGCTGCTGAAGCAGCTAGGTTAGATATCGAGGTATTAGCCATGTCTTATCCTTGGAGCAGGTAGTCTCCGTTTTCAAGCATTAAAAAGTCAACCCCATTCGACAGCAAGATTCCCGTCGTGACTCCCCCGCCGCCCCCGCCGCTGGGCTTTGTAATAGTGGATAACCCCGTACCAAACCCGAAAGCCATTTTAGTAAATCCGCAACATGCTGGATGCGGTAGTACCCGTAGCCCAAACACGAATGACTTGCACGGGGATGACTTGCCCAGCAGGGACAGCCACAAACACTGTATCGTCACCTTGAGCGGTGGTCACTTTAACGTCACCGGTAACACCCACGTAAATAACGCTTGGCGTAGGCAAGTACGCTGTGTTGCTGTTTGTAAACGTGGTAGCCCCGCCCGGAAACATCGGGAACGTGGGGCTGTAGTTGGTCTGTTTACCCATATCAATCTCCTAAAAATAAGGGGCCGAAGCCCCCGAGATCAATTACTGTTGGCTAGCCGAAGGGTAAGCTGCGCCGTCAGAGCCTTTGACAGCATACATGATAAACATAGTCGCCGCGCCGGTAGTCAAAGAGGTGCCTGCCATTGTGTACGTCACGATTGCGTCAGTAGCGCCTACATTAAGCCAGCCACCGGGGGTTGTGGCATTAGCATTCAAGTTAACTCCGCCGACGCTGGTAATAGTGCCCGTGGTCGTGAAATCTACACCACCAATGCTCAGTTTTAGCGTAGTCGCGGCGCTGAATACGGTCGTGGTAACGATGGTTACGTGGGTCACTTGTGCGCCAGCGGGCAGCACGAAGGCATTGCCGGTCAGGGTGCCAAAGGCGACGGTTGTGGATTGGTTGACTACGGTGTTGCCCATGTTCTGGATGACGCCAGAAGTGGTGCCGGTAGTGTTTTTGACAGTGCCAAGCAGCCAAGGGCCGAGGTGAGTTGCGAATCCCATGATGTAATTCCTTCATGCGTTAAGGTGTATCAATCTTGCATGTAAGTCAGCCGGGACTGTTTGATACACCGGAAAGCCCGGAGTGGCTGCAATATATCACACTTTTTCGGGGGGTGCAAGGAGCTTGTTCGACTTTTTTAAATTTTCTTCTTGGGTAATTACCCGTAGATTCCACGGCACATGCAGCCCACAAACAGTTTCACCTTGTAGCGGGATGATGTGGTCTACAACGTACTGTTCGCCAGTGGTCTGGGTCATTGTCATGGCGATTTGGTAAAGCTGCCGTATCTCCGATTTCTGCTTGCGGCTCAGCCACGGCGGGGTGGCGTTTCGGTGTTTGCGTCTGCGAACCTTGTTGTCTGCCAACACTTGTAGCGGATTGTTTGCTTTCCACGTAGCCCGGTAGAGGCGTTGCTCTTCAACAGGGCGTGCTTGCGCCCGTGCTATGACTAGCTGCTTGTTTCTTTTGTAGTACTCTTGTTTCGCAGTTAGCCCAGCCTCTGATTGGTTGTAATCAGTAAAGTAGCCTGCACGGGACACCGCGCCTTCTTGCCACTCTGCCTTCAGGCACTCAACACACGCGCCTTTGGTTTTGCGGGGGGCTGTGTGCCCGTGCTTGCACGGCTCTCCCGTGAAGTAGTGCTTAGCTCCGGTGGCTTTGGCTTCGGCGCGTGTTTTAGGTAGTTTGGTAGTGTCCACGGTATCTCCTGTGTTACGACACAGGTAATGTACCATAGTTTTAGCCAAGTTACAACAGGCAAAGAAAAAGGCCCCGAAGGGCCTTAAAACTAGGGGTAAACCCTTGGTTTTAGGAGGAACCGGGGCTTCCAAAGACTCCAAGTGGGTCAGACCAGCCAAACGAATAACGCTCGCGGGACTTGTAACGCACGTTGCCTGTATCAAAATCACCGTCCATGGAATTTGCCAGAGGCGAACGGATGAAATGCTTCAGGCCGTTAGGCACATCAGTGGTCAGATACCAACCATTGGTGTCGGTCAAGAAGTGGTTGATCGAATAGCCTTCCGGGATCGAACCATTGTTCTTTATCGCGTTGATATCGTTGTCGGTAGTGCCAACACGGAGGCTGGTTTCCAACAAACGGGTAGCAACGAATTGCAGAGCAGGGGGGACGATCATCTTCTTAGGCTTAGCAGCGATCAGCAGACCACGCTCGTCCGTCCAAGCAGCAATCTGAATGACTGCGGCTTCCAAGGAAGTCTCGTTCAAGTCAGCGCCAACTGTGGGGCGGTTAGAGTTGGTGCCACCGTTGACCAGCGGGTGAGCCGTGGAGAACAGAGGAACGCCATCACCACCGTAGTACGCAGAAGAGTTGGTGAAGCCGTTGTTGATAACGGCAGCGCCTTTGACTTGCTTGGTATACGCCATTGCACGAGCCAGACCCTTGGTGTAACGAGCAGACAGCGAGTCATACAGGTTATCTTCCACGGCCTCTTCAGTGATGGAGAAGCCCAGAGCGATGGTTTCGTGGTTGTAGCGAGTCGTCCATGCTTCCTGTGCGTTGTCGTAAGCGATGGCAGAGCCCTCGTTCTTGACTGGTGCAGCAGAGAAACCGGACAGCTTGGTTTCCTCTTCAAACGAACGCTCAGAAGTTTCCACTTCGTAGAGTTCTTTGTGCTCTTCACCGTAACGAGCGTACTCGAGACCGAAAAGGGCGTTGAGGCCGGGAAGGAGTTCCTTCAGTAGTTGTGCGCGTGAAATTGCCATGATTTAGCTCCTTACAGGCCAACAGCATTGCTGTAGCTGTGGTATCCGGGGTTGAACTTCACCAGAATGTCAGTAAATGCGTCACCCACAGTGGAGAAACCAACCATGTTCACAAAACCAACGACGCGGAAAGCGGCGGTAGTCGTAACAGCGGAGGCACCAGCCACAACGGAAGCGGTAGAGTTACCAGTAGTAGTACTACCAGTAGACACTGCGCCAGTCGAGAAGAACACGTTTGCACCCAAAGCAGTTTGCGCGACAGTGCCAGCAGACTGAACTTGGAACACAGTGCGGTCATCGTCAACCACAAGAGCTACTGCGTTCAGCGAACCAGACGGGTAGTATTGTGAGAAAACGGTTTGGCCTTGAGTGTTGACGTACGAACAACCGACGAACACGCCTACAGCACCGGTATTAGCGGTGCCAATAGGAAAGCCGTTGGTCGTTGCATCAGCACCTGTGGCACTAACGATTTCAATGTAACCCGTGGCCTTGACGTACACCAAACTGCCGTTGTAGACATTGGCGGCGTAGCCAGCGGGGTCGAATAAAAATGAGCGGGTGCTACCTGCATATGGTAGGCCACCCAGCGCATTTACGGGTTTAAGCCCGTAGGGGGAAGCGACTGATGCCATTTAAGGACTCCTTGAAAATTTAAGAACCAGAACCAAACGTAACCTTCGACTGTTTGTTAGAGAACAAAGGCATACGAGGGTCACTATCTCGAAGAAAATTATTGTCTACTGACTCCATCTGAGCCTTATTCTGATTGGCGTAATAAGCAGAACGCTGTGTCAGAAACTCTTCAGGAATGCGGCAAAGCAATAATCCGCCCACTTCGACGTTACCTTTAAAACGCCCTTCAGTGGAAGCATGCACCAATAGCTCAGGATAGTCCTCTGCCTTGCAGGGCTCGTATCCCTCGCGTAACTTAGAAGAGATGTTGCTTGGATCAGATTGACCCATCATGCTAATACGAACCCAGCGATGATCCCAACCCGGACGTTTATCCGGTGATGGCAACGTTTCTGGAGGACGCCAAGCAGAAGGGCGTGCAAAAGATTCACGACTATCCAGTTCACGAACCAGACGGTTTTGAGTTTTGTCCAAAGTCTTTTCCATGTTCAACCTCTATTAAGTAAAGCAACCTGTTTCGCGTATTGTTCTGGGGTCACCCCAAGTCGCCGGGCAATGGCTACTTCAGATGCCTTTAACCGAATACGGTTAGGTGGTGTGCTGCGGGTAGCCGGGGCTACAACCGAAGCTGGTTTTGTTGCACGGGCGGGGACGTAATCCTCTTCCGGTTCAGAAACTTTTTTAGAAGGAGTTTCATCATCCTCATAGCTCTGAGAATCTGTGAAATTCTCAGGAAAACGCTTTCGCATTGTTTTGTCAATGGTGTCAAAGTAGTCTTTGGAACCAATATAGTCCGCACCATACTCCCTTTGGAGTTTTCTGTCAAGCCCTGATGCTGCGGCGGTCATTTCTTCGTCTTTACCCCACCAGTCGGCGTTGTTTTCTAACCACTTAGCAGTACGTGGGTGGGTTTTAGGCGCAGTATCCTCAGGTACAAACTTTTTATCGTTTACCGGAATAGGCGTCATATTTTCCGCCTTATCTAGTTTTAACGCAGCCCTAGCAATTTTAGTCTGGGCAGTAGCAATAAGGTCGGGGTCTCCGGCCTCGTAAGCCTCTTTATACCCACGCTCAGCGGCCTCAAGATCACTCTGCGCGGAGGTTTTACTCTGCGCAATGAATACCTCGCTACCACTAGATAGCTGCTGTTGGAGACGTTTATTGTCCTCAAACACCTGTTTTGCAAAGGTTTCCGCAGCTTGGCGCTCACGGATAGCTTCTTCTTTTGCTCGGCGCTCGTCATGGTACCCGCGAGTGAATTTCTTGATCCTCGCCTGTACTTTCTCGTCGTACGTAGCAAGTTCATCGTCGGTAACTTCCTCAGGTGGCGGTGCAACCTTGCGGTTGCGGTCCTCCGGTGGTGTGTCGTTTTCAATCTCGATTACAAACTCACCATCTGCTTCTGTGTCTACGGGTTTACCCTTAGCTTCAGCTTCCTTTTCGTCAGGAAACTTGAAGTCGTCTTGTCCAAATCTAGCCATTTCTTACTCCTTATGCAGCACGTGTAATCCCACGGGGGTCTTCAACTATTGCTTCAACCGAGTCATCATTGATGATTCGGAATTCGCGGCCATGAATTTTCAAACGGGTACCGGAATTTGGTCGGCAGATAACAAAATCGCCTTCCGCGCACGATGGCCCATTGGGGAAACGAGTTGCGTCTTTGTACGCATCAGGCCCAAGTTTCACCACGAATAGCACTGGGGTCAGCACTTCTTCGTAGTGCATAGTCTTCGAGTCCTTAATAATCCCCACAGAACTTTCCGCAAACTCCTCCATAGCCTCTGGGACTACGCAAAGAATGTGAAAAGTTTTGGGGTCAGGCAACTGCTTTGCTTTTTCTTCGTTACCCTTATTCAGGATACCGGAAAGGTCCACTGCAGCGATATTAAATTCACTCATCTTCGACTTTCTCCATACGTTACGTGCAATAGGCGATTTCCTTTGCTGCGGTTTTCTGACCTAGTTAGAACTTGTAAATTACTAAGTACGTGCAAGCCACTTACTGTTGCTCCGTTTAACGGAAATACGTGGTCTACCTCAAAGCTCTTAAAAATCCTACAAAAGTCATACATCCCTTGCACTTCAGCTAGCTCCGGCTGACTCATAATCAGTTCGCTATGCCGAATCCTGCCCGTTCGCCTACGTGTACGGGCTAGTTCTTTTGCTGAGTTACGTGCATAGTTAGCACGCCTAGCAGCTAAATGTTGCTCTTTGTTTTCTACTTGCCAGCGGTTAATCTTCTTGGCTGCATCTGGGTTTGCTGTGCGGTACGCTCTGATCTTTGCGTTGTATTCTTCCTTGTTACCGTCACGTTTTTGCTTCCTTGCAGCGCTAATGACTTCTTTATTAGCCGCATAGTACGCGCGTTTCTTTGCTACGATCTCTTCTCGATGCGCTTCACGGTATTTATTTTGCGCTTCATACATCTTCGGCTTTCTCCATACGCTGCACTAGGTCGTTAATAATCTGCTCCGCATGGCTCAGACCCCGTATTACGCCCACTACATGCCGGTATTCAGGGTAGTCCCCTGCTCTCCCAGCGGAAAGAAAACTCGCTTGCTCACTACGCAATTTGTCTATCTCTCGGGCAATGAACCCGAGCAAGCGATGTTGATCCATTATTTGACCCTCTCAGTAGGTTTTGGTTGCTGCATCCGCAGCCGTTGCTGTTGCTGCTGGGCTAGCTGTGACCGGTGCTTGGCAACATCCACCCCCACGCGATCCCGTGCTGTAGCCGCTGTAGCTTCAATCTGCATCCGAGCAATCTCTTTTTGGGAGTCAATTCGAGCTTGCTCAATCGTCAACTGTGCTGCCTTGGCATGAGCTTCTGCGTTCTGTTTCTGGGCTTTAAGCTGCAGTTCCTGCTGTTTTAACTGCAGTTCCTGCTGTTGCATCTGTACAACAGGGTCTTGTTGTTGCTGCTGTGCGGCCTGCTGCTGAGCTTCCTGCTGGTTCTGCTGCAACAGTTTTTGCGATGCCTGTGCTGCCAGCATTGCAATGCGGTCGGCAAGCTCTGGATTAACCTCTTTGTTCTGGTCTTTGGTCGGCAGCGGCAGACCCATCTCCATCTCAATCTGCTTGCGGTACTCAAACGCAATGTGCTCGTTCATGTGGGCCATAGCTGCTGCCATGATCGCCTGCGCCTGCGGATTCATCTGCATCAGTTGTTGAATCTTGGGGTCCTGCATTGCCGCTTGGTGCACTGTAATATGCGCTGGGTGGTTCTGCTCGATGAACGCCTTGACCGGTTTGCCCGTAAGAAGGTCTTGGTTCTCTTGCACGGGGTCCACTGGAACTGCATCATCTTCAGTAGGTACAAGCTTTGCTGCGTTCTTAACCCCCAAAATCTCAATCATCTGGCGGTGCAGGAGAGGGAGGTCGTATAGCTGGGGTGCTGACTGGGCCAACTGCAAAACTGCCTGATACTGCACAACCTTCTGCGCCATCGTGGCGGCGTTGGGATCACTGACCGGGATAACGTCCACCGCGTCATAGTCGGACTTCTTGATATCCCGACCCCCGCCCTCTGGCTCGTAGCTATATTCCTCTGGTGTGTAGTCAGCAATGATGACCTTCAGCAGTTTGAACTCCTGCTTCATCGCGTAGTGCAAGCGAGCCTGAACTGCAGACATGACCTTCAATGTGCGCTCAAGCAGGGCTAAAGTTGTACCCACTGGGGCGTTTGCGCTCATATCACTCACGTTCAGGTCGCCAGATGACGCGAACGCACGGCCTTCAGACACAATATTCTGAAACAGAGCAAACAGAACTTGGCTTGGCTCCTTGTAAGGCAGGGGGAGAATGTTGTCCCTGATACTGCCACTGGGCACATCCACATCCCTAAACTCGCCCGGAGCGATAGGCGTGTCGTCACCTTTGATCCGCAAACCACGAGACTTGAGCCCACCCGGCAAGTTGCTCAACGTGCCCGCATCAACCAACTGGCGGATCAGCATGGTTGACGACTTGGCATAGCCACCAATCAAGTGGATCAGACCGTAGCCATAAAACCCGAAGCCGGGAATGTACTGGTAATGTACAAAGTGCTGGCGTTTTAGGTGAAGCTTGTCCCCCTCGTACCAATTCCTACGCACGGATAATACGTTCGCAGTGCCCTTCTCAATAGTGACTACGTACGGCAATGCTATGCCTGTCATCTCACCGTCTTTGTTCGTGTCCTCATACCCCTCAAGGTCCAAGTCAACGTGCATCTCTAGCAAACGGAACCGATTATCCTGCGTAGCAGTCAAGCCCATTTCCTCGGCTTTCTGCTTCTCAATGTCGTCTAAGTCGTTCGACGGCTCACCAAGCTCAACCTCTGAGTAGAACCCAGCGGCCATGAGCTTCTTTAGCTCGTTCGGTGTTTTCCGCATCACGTGGGTTACACGCTCCGCTGTCTCCAAACTAGACGCACCATACGGCACCACAATATCCTCAGCGGGGATAAACATAGCAACCTGCCGACCTTTGTTCGGGTCGTAGTACACCTTCTTGAACGCACTACCCGCGAGCGGCAACGACCACAACAGCTTCTCATGCTCTGGCCGATATTCAGCCATTACGTCGGTCAACTGATAATTCATATCGTCACGAACACGTGCCGCAGACTCCTCGGCCAACAAGTCAGTCGCCCCGATAATCTGAGTCTTCACCGGACCCATAGCCGGGAATGTCTCCATCATGGCTTCTGACTGGAACCTTACAACACTCTCGGTCAGCATCGGGTGAAATACACCACAAGCACCCTGCCAAGGTTCTGTGCGCTCTTCGTACTTCAAGCCCAATAGCTTTAGCCCCTCCACATATGTACGCATCCAGTCCTTGCGGTCCGCTAGGTCTTTATCAACCTCCGACACAAGCTCAGAACCCAGAGAAGCCAGAACTTTGTCGCTGATGTATTCAGCAAGGTTGTCGTCAAAGCCCTCCTCGTTGTCTTCCCCCGGCTCCAAGTCAATCTCCATACCGTCCGTACCAATGTGCACAGCCTCAGGGTTTTCGATCTCAACTTCAATGTCGGGCTGCAGTGACTCAAGCCCCTGAGGAGCCGCGTATAAACCTTTGTCCATTGCCATGATGTATCCTTTGTGCTCTTAAATTGTGTAGAACCGCTCTCGGCGGCTACCTTTGAACCATTTGATCTCGTCGGGCTCGTCTGAGGGCAGGCGAAGAAAACCACCCTGCCTAAACCTCATTAGGGCTAATGTTGTTGCGTCAACCAAGTCATCGTGCTCCCCGGAAGGAAACGAAGCAACTTCGTCAACTAGCTCCTCGGCCCAACGGGTGCGTGGAATCCACACCTTCCCAGACGCAATTATGTCTGATACAGCGTTTAGGCGGGCAATTTTGTCTTGGCCCTTACCCGGCGTGAACTCTTGCACCGGTATGCCCATTGCCCGAAGCTCGTAGATCAAGGGTGCACCGCTGGCCTTCTTTTCAATCAACACCCCGTCGGGCTCGTACTCGTTGTACTCCCTGAGCACATCTTTCTTTAAGTCAGGGTACTCAACCCGTTTCTTATATGTATTGAGCAGTATTATGTTAGGCGCACCGTGGTCTTCATGCAGATTAAATACGCCCCATGTGGTCCCTGCAGAGTAGTCTGCCCGCTGAGTTTTCTCAAACGCTGTGTCCCATGTCTGCAAAATGTAGTCACAGTGGGGTGGGTCATCTTTCTCCCACCACTTCCACCAATCGCGCTTGATAATTGCACTCTCATTACCTATGGGGTTCTGTTGGTACTGTGCTTGCCACTTTGAGTTTGGTAGCTCCTCTCGGAGGGCTTGAAGCTCATCTAGCGCCCAAAACTCAGGCCAAAGGGAAGAACCGGACGGCAAAATAGCAGGGAACTCAATAACCTCCCACTCCTCGCCCGACCTCTGGGCAGCAGATTTCAGCACCTGCCCTGTCAAATCTCGGCTCGCCCATCGAGTCATCACAATAACAATAGCTCCACCCGGCTGCAAACGCTGTCTTGGCCCAGATGTGTACCACTCGTACACCTTATCGTAGATTTCTGGGTTACTTGCGGCCATCGCAGCCTCTTGCTCCGAGTGCGGATCGTCGATAATGAGCACATCTGCGCCCTTACCGGTCACTGTACCGCCCACACCAATGGCAAAGTAGTCACCACCCTTGCTGGTATTCCATCGGCCTGCGGCCTTAGAGTCTGCTTGGAGCGTCAATTCAGGGAAAATATCGTGGTAAACCTCAGAATCCACTAAATTTCGGACTTTTCGGCCAAAACCTACAGCCAACTCGCCCGTATTTGAGCACTGAATCACTTTTTTGCCGGGAAACTTGCCCAAAAACCACGCAGGTAGCAGGTAAGAAGCAAATTCCGACTTGGTATGTCGGGGCGGCATGTTAATGATCAGCCGTTTACAGGTTCCGTCTGCTACTCGCTCAAACGCATCGGCCATCCGCTTGTGGTGCCTACCTGAAATGAAGCTCGGCCACACCGCTTCCACAAACTTGATGAACCTAGTCTGGCTAAGTTCCCGGTACTTCATCGCCTCCAGCTTATTAAGCTGTGCTTCTAGTACCCGTAAGTCGGATTCGGAGAGTTTTCCCGCACTAATTAGAGTCTCGATATCCCTGAGCGAGATGTCACTCATCTTGAGTTTGCTCTAGTTCTTGGGGGTCTAGCTGGCAGAGGTATGGGTCTGATTCTGGCTCCGGCTCGGGCATAGGTGTGGGTAACCCCAACTGCTCGTCCAGATCATCTATTGGGGTTACGTCCGTAACCGTTGTGTTCAGCAGGCGCTTGATCCGTTCCTTGATGGAGTTCTCTAGAGACGAAGACGTTGTGTGGTGCACAGTAATCTCGCTGCGCTCAGTGAAGATACCAATGTCGCTGTGCTTGCCAAGAAGCTCCAATGCCTTGAGTTCAAACCGGGGGTCGCCGCAGTCAGCAAGTTCAATGAGCTTGTTGGTAATAAAGTTACGGGCTTGAATTGCATCTGCAATTGCTTGGTAGTCGTACGCCTTGAGAATTTGCGCAGCTTTCTTAGCCACGCCGGGGATAGATACAGTTTTTGGTTCCTCACCCTTTGCCTCTCCCTTGATTAACGCACGGGCTCTGGCTTCATCCTCTTCAGAGAAGTCGATGCTGCCACCGAGTTGATCTATCAGGTCCGCAGTATTTGCAGCAATGGCAATACTGTCTGCGTGCGTCTTGGGTCTGTCAGCAGACAGATCAAAAGGCAGAGGGTGTTCTGCAGTAGGCGTAATTTCTATCATAAGCACCGGGTTAGCGGGAGATGCGCCAAATGTAACACAAAAATATATGGGGGTGGGGGTGTTCGATTTAGAAAAGTGACGGGGGGTGTTTCTAGGATGGGAAGTAGGAGGAGCAGCTTAGGAAATTTTGTAGGGGGGTGGGGGTGTTTTGTTTGGTTTGTTGCCGGGGGGGGTGTTTTGTTATGAAAAGTTTAATTTGGGGTGTCGGGTGAGCGGCGCATAGAGTAATGGTACTCGGTACCCGAATCCTGTATTTTTGGGGTGGTGGGGTCGCTGTCAACGTCAACACCTAACAATGTTAGGCCATATGGGGTCTATTTATTGTCCATGCTTATTATGGTTTATCGCATTACTTTGTTATACATTAGAGGCATCGGTTGATCGCAACCGTTCGGTTTCCTAGTCTGCTACTAGGTGCATAGTCAAAAGGGTTTATCATGAGTGCATTAGTTATTACCACGCCCGCATCGTCCGCTATCGCTATCCTGCGTGCTCGGGCCGTAGAATCAGAGTCATCGGTGTATGGTGCTCGTAGGGCTTACGCTCAGGGCATAAACGGGTTGTCCGATATCGCATGGTATCGTGATGGGGTTACTTTGCCGAAGGCCATCGCCGAAGAAAAATCAGAGTATTACAAGGCCTTGAAGGCCATCGGTTATTCGAACCCGTCGAACGCTTGGAAGATGGTCAAACAGTATGCTTTCGAAGCTGCGAAAGCCGAAGGGTTATTCGGCGAAGTCACCGAGACCAAAGGCGAGACCGAAGGCGAGACCGAAGGCGAGACCCGCGAAGCCCGTTCACTGACTCTGCGCATGGTCGAAGAATTGACCAAACTGCACAAGGCTAGCATGAAAACCCGCGACAACAAACCAGAGGAATACACGGACAAAATCCGGGCCGCTCATGGGCACGTTATCTCGGCCTTGAAATCAATGGGTGTCGATATCGGTATCTGATCAACCGGGGCAGGGTTTACCCTGCCCTAACAATGTTAGGCTTGCCCGGTTTTTACCGGGCTTTTTTTCGTCTGCGTTTTTTGTGCCTAACCTAACATTGTTAGGCTGGCTCTTACCAGTTCTCTTGTCCGGGTTCGGGGCTGGCGCTGGATTTGCTGCTGCGGTGGAACCCGCAGGGGCTTGGGCTCTTCACTGCTAGTTCTCCCGTCCGGGTTCGGGGCTGGGTGATATGCTGCACGCAGCATATCAGTATTTTTTGCGCTTGTCAAGTCTTTTTTGCATTTACCCTAACATTGTTAGCGCGATTGCCTATTTTTTAAGCAGTTGTATATTGTTACGTTCCCCCCAAACTGCCTATTTTTTAAGCAACTGCCTATTTTTTAAGCAACTGCCTATTTTTTAAGCAGTTGCCTATTTTTTAAGCAGTTGCCTATTTTTTAAGCAGTTGCCTATTTTTTAAGCAGTTGACGTTATGTTTGGGGCTGTTATGTTATGTTTTGGGGGCCTAATGTTATTTTTAGATTGTGAAAAACGGGCTGGAAGCCCTGCGGCACAAGGGTTCCTTGCTATTATGTTTAATGTTATAATGTTACACGAGGGGTATGAGAGTCGGAAAAGTACAGAACGCAAGAAAAACGCGCCATGAGCAAATTGTAGCACAGACCGTTTCGGACGCCATACCGTTTTTTTCACGTAACTATATCACACCAGCACTTACTACTACAATATAATATAAATACTAATAAAATCAAGTTATAGATCAACCACTTACGAATTCACCAAAAAACACCTCCTGCGTTACAAACCCGAAAACCACTCCTAACTTTATAGCACTTTTATAACTTCACCTTTTTGCCCCCTCTTGCCCCCAAAACCTTTACTCTTGCCCCTTGAGCAAAGCTCCTGCTTACACTTGACTACCACATAACAATGTGGTACACTATAGTCTCAAGTGGGAGATCGCCCCTTGAACACGGCAAACAGCCAACCAGCCTAACAATGTTAGGTCTAACAGCAAAGGAAGACACAAGATGGGCCAAGTAAAGGCACTCCTCCACACCTGCACAGAGTGCGGGGACGACATAGACCCTCGGCGAGTTGCTTTGGGGTACAGGCTCTGCCTGTGGTGCGGCGAAGAAGCCGCAACGACCGAACGGAGGGGATGGACTGTGGTGCAGGAATACACCAAAGGCAACTATCAGTTCATTACCCCTACCGCAGTAGTAGTAACCTTAAAGCAAACTAATCCGAAGGAGATACGGACATGAAGCGCCCCTACATCACCCAATACTTTGAAACCCCCAACGCATCGGGGAAAAAGCCAGCATCTACTGGCTACGCTGCAACCCTGCGCGGTGCACGCAGGAACATGGCCGTGCGCATAGTCCTCGGCCAATACGGGTTGGCTATAGTGGCCGAGCGGGAGAAGGCAACGACTGTGCCCCTGTGCACCATGCGCAGGACAACTGCGGGTCTATCCATTAAGGAGATGCAGACATGATATTTGAAGTCGAACTAAAACGGGAGTCCTATGTGGTGCTCGCCATCGAAGCAAACAACCCTGACGAAGCCGAGGCCAAAGCATGGGAAGAGATAGCTCGCACCAACCCCCGCGAAGAAGGGTACTGGAGCATCGAGTCTATTGAAGATGCAGGAGGAGGAGCATGAAACGCTTTTTATGGGAACTTATCCAAGCCAGCATAGTTGCTGCCCTGCTCGGTGGGCCGCTGTTTTATTACCTTTTAGTGGAGATGAAACCATGAACGGAAAACCAATGCTATATCTAGACCAGTACGGGAGCCGCTTCTGGGCTAACACTGTTAGGGAGTTGCGCAAGCAGATCGGCATGGGCGGCTCCAAGGTATCGAAGATGTACGTAGATAAGAAGGATGGCAGCACGGTGCACACTGGCTACGTAGTCGGCCAACACTGGCTAACAGCATATACACAAGTGGAGATGAAACCATGAACGACGAATTAAAAGACCTGCTCAGGCGGGTGCGGCATGCCAAAGAGATTCTTGGCATGGGTGGTTACGACCATGCTTATAGGGCAAACAAAGTGTTAGAAGTGGTCGCAGACAAACTGCGCTACCTGTGCAAAATCACCGAGGATGAATTTGAACCAACACACAAAGGAGAAACGAAATGATCACCAACACATTCACCACAGAGGGCAACAAATACCATGTTGAGTCCCTCGGCAACGGGTGGGCGTACTCAGTCACCTGCCAGCGTACGGGTAAGAACTTCTTTGTGCAGGACAGCGATGCCGACACTCTGCAAAAGGAGACGGATGACTTCCAGTGCATCGGCGCACTGGACAACTATATGGAGGCCCTTGGGGGAGAAGCATGACTAGGTTCTTTGTGTCTGGCTGGAGCACTAGGTTCAGCGTGTGGCACTCCGAGGTCATCGAGGCCAAGAGCAAGAGTGCGGCCAAGGAGCGGTTCGCTGCCCTGCGGCCTACGCTGAAGCACATCAAGGTGCTGGTGCTGGGGAATTAGTGGTTTTAGTTTAGTTTTACTTTAGGAGCTAGCATGTACGGCAATTCAGGTATGAAAGAGATCAAGCGCATAGTGACGTATGCGGAGGCGAAGCTGCGGTACGAGCAGATCAAGCCCATCCGTGGCAGGGCTGGGGATGTGCGCCCACTGGGTAATCGGAAGAATGACAGCTACCGTATAGCTAAGCGGGTTAACCCGCTCAATGACACTACGTCCTATCAGTGCATCCTGTACCGCACCCCGATGGTTGAGTTCAAACCAGATGGTGATGTGGAGATCAACATGGGCGGGTGGGTCTCGACTGCAAACCGGACGTTTATCGAGCGCCTGCTGCACCTTAGCTGTTACTCAAAGAACGGTAGTAGTGTGCTGTGCCTTGGCAATAACGCCGAGGTTGTGCTGCACAAAACCAAGACCACAGTGATTCGTCGGCTGGAGGACTATCCATTCACGTGGGAACTAATGGTGAGTGAGCCGGTGTATGAAACGCAGCTAAATAAGAAAAAAGCCAACGCTGTCCGGGCGCAATACAGCGAGTTTGAGAAGTACCTGAAAGGCATGGTGAACCTGCGGACAGAACAACGGGAAGCTAAAAATCACATGGGGGGCAGATACGAGTTGCCCCCAAGCATAAGGTTTGACAAAACCGAGTTTGCCGACATGGAGGTAGTGGCTTTCCGTGGTGATGTACGCACCGAGAACTTCCCGATGGAGTTAATGGCAAACGACCAACCGGAAGAGAGCAAGCACAGCAACTTCTACAGGGCTGCGCTTGAGATCGTTATGGCTATACGAAGGGGAAATCTTCCCGGAAATTCTGGCGTACACGTGCAAGCGGATTCACTGCTGCCCGAGTTCCGCGAGATTGTGTACAGGCACCACAGCGACGAGGTATTTGAGAAGGTGCTGCTACCCGTGGGTAAGGCAGCAAGTAAGAAGTACGACAGTTGGGTCAAGCGGAAAGAGTAAAGGTTGCGCTTACGCTTGACATAGGTACTATATTGTGTTACAATGTAGCTTGATTAGGGGCAATACCGCCCGGTTAGTGGCCTAACAATGTTAGGTATTTTGTGGAGTTAGAAATGGCTGAAGTTTCATTTGGTAAGAGCATCACGCTCAAGCAGGCTGCGAATCTGATTTGCAGCAATCCCGAGACACGGTTCCTCTTGCAGGGCGAGCCGGGTATTGGCAAGTCCTCTCTGCTGGAGATGATTGCCTCCCGTATGGGCTATGCCCACGCATACATAGACGTACCAAACATGGACCTTGGGGACATTGCGATGCCTGTCATCGACCATGACACCAAGACAACCCGGTATTACCCAAACGCTAGGTTCAAGGTGCACACTGGTGAACCTGTGGTGGTGATGCTCGACGAGTTCACCAAGGGTGCCGAGCCAGTGAAGAACATGCTGCATCCTATGCTGGAGAAAGCCAATCCACGCTTGGGTGATATCAGTCTCAACAAGGACTTGTTCATTGTGTTCCTGACGGGCAACCTGAGCACGGATGGGGTGGGCGACAACCTGAAAGCACATAGCCGTAACCGCTTGGTGCCCGTGACCATCAGTAAACCCGATGCCGACCAATGGATCGAGTGGGCTATCGGCAAGGGCATCGAGGCCGAGGTGATTGCATGGGTGAGTCGGTTCCCGCAGGTGCTGGCGTCCTACACGGACGGGGGGCAGAACGACAACCCGTACATCTACAACCCCAAGAGGAATCAAAACGCCTTTGTCTCTCCCCGGTCATTGGAGACTGCATCTAACATTGTTAGGACTAGAAAACAAAACGACCCCGATGCAGTGATCGCTGCGCTTACCGGTGCTATCGGTGAGTCCGGTGCTAGGGATATGCAGGCATACATTGAGTTTGCCGACCAGCTACCAACGTGGGAGGCTACGGTGACTAAGCCCGACACAGCGCCTGTGCCTACTAGCCCCGGTGCATGTGCCATCGTGGTGTTTGGTGCTATCTCCCGTGTGACCAAGGAGACCATGACACCGTTCATGCAGTACCTTGAGCGGTTCGCACCTGAGTGGCAAGCAGTGTTCGCAGTCAACATTGCCAAGACCCCGGCCAAGCAGTCCATTGCGTTCAGTTGCAAGGCGTTCGCCGACTGGTGTGCGAAAAACAACGACCTACTTTGAGGAGATAAACATGCAAGCAGAACGTAAATTGCAGAAGGCGAAGATTGCCTTGATGCGCAACAAGAACTTTGCCCTGTTGCAAGGTGTGATGATGATCGGCAAGACGAGCGTGGACGACAAGACGCCGACTGCCCGTACTAACGGACGGGATGAGATTTACGGGCGCGAGTTCGTGACCAAGCTGCGTGACCAAGAGCTTTGCTTTGTGATTGCCCACGAGGCAGGGCACAAGATGTATCGGCACCTGACCACATGGCGCAAGCTGCACGACGAGGATCACCAGCTAGCCAACATCGCCTGTGACCACGTGATCAACCTGATGCTCAGGGAGTTGGACCCCAGCGGGACGGTGATCTCCATGCCTGTGTACACAGACGGTCCGCACAAGGGCAAGCAGATGGGCATGTGCGACACACGGTTCAAGAACATGAACTCCAAGCAGGTGTTCGACATACTCAAGGAGGAGAAAGAGGAGGGTGGTCCCGGGGGTTCCGGTGATGGTGGTATTGACGAGCACGATTGGGGCGGTGCTAACGACATGACCGACGAGGAGAAGCGCGAGTTGGTGCGGGACATTGACCAAGCTATACGGCAGGGGTTGATGGCGCACAACAAGCAGGTGGGCGAGGGTGCGGGTGGACTAGACCGTGAGTTGCAGGAGTTGCTTACGCCCAAGGTCAACTGGCGGGAGGTGCTGCGTGACTACGTGAAGTCCATGTGTCACAGCAAGGACGCGAGTAGCTGGCGCAGGGTTAACCGTAGGTTCCTATCCACAGGTGTTTACATGCCCTCGATGATCGGTGAGAAGGTAGGTCATCTGGTGGTTGCGATAGACACATCAGGCTCTATCGGGCAGGCTGAGTTGTCCGAGTTTCTGTCTGAGGTCAAGGGTATCGCCGAGGAGGTTAGCCCCGAGCTTGTGGACTTGATCTATTGGGACAGCAAGGTGGCTGCACATGAGACGTACACGGAGTCCGAGGTGCCTAACATTGTTAGCTCTACCAAGCCACGAGGGGGTGGGGGTACTAGCCCAAGCTGCGTGTCGGACTACCTGAAGAAGGAGCAGATCGTGCCTCAGTGCGTGATCGTCCTGACTGATGGGTACGTGGGTGGCGACTGGGGTAACGACTGGACTGCGCCTGTTATGTGGGCCATCGTAGGAGGTAACGATGTGGTGGCACCGAACGGCAAGACGATTCATATCAAAGACTAAGGAGAACGACATGATGGTTATGGAGCTTGGATACAACAGCATAGTGCTACCGGTCAAGGATGCCTTGGTAGTAGCTGAGATCATGCAACGTGCGGAGAAGTACGAGAAGAAATACAACCGTGGGGACGATGGCAATAACAACTACACCTACCACGTGTGGGTTAACCCCGATGAGGTGGTGATGAAGCTCATCAGCGATGACATCTACCGTGTGGCGAAGCTAGCGGGTAAACCGGAAAAGAATTGAGTAACCAACCAAAGGAGAAATGAAATGAGTATTAGTGCATCAGCAGTGTTAGTGGAACTGAATATTAGTGTGTGGCCTGCGTCGAAGATCGACCGGGAGACAACTGAACTAACCAATACAAACGCAGGGGCAGTGCGTGACGCATCGCAGACCAAGAAGAACCTGTTCGCAGGCACCAGCATCCGCAAGGACATTGAGAAGTTCGCGGCTCGGGCTCGGCTGTACCACAACCTGCACACGTTGCCGTGGGCAGACAAGGGTGAGCGCATGTTGCCGACCAAGTTGTTCATGGAGTACAAGCAGACGATGAATGGGTTTGAGAAGACGTTCAGCATGATGTGCAACAACTTCTTCATCGAGTACCCGCGTCTGGTGATAGAAGCACCTACCAACCTAGGTGCAATGTACAAGGCGGGTGATTACCCTGATATCGAAGAAGTCAAGCAAAAGTTTGGGTTCCGTCGATCAGTCAACCCTATGCCCGACTCCGGCGACTTTCGCTTGGACATACCAGCAGAGGACTTGGATGATGTGCGAGCAGAGTTCCGCGACAAGTTCGACGAGCGGCTGAAGGAAGCTATGCGTGCGCCGTGGGACAAGCTGCACTCAGTGCTGCTAGGTGTATCTGAAAAGCTGAAGGAAGGTAACGATGGAGACAAGAAGCGGTACCACGACTCGCTGCTGACCAACCCGCTGGAGTTGTGTGCCCTGCTGACTAAGCTCAACGTGACCAACGACCCCATGCTGGAAGAGGCACGCAGACAGGTGGAGCTAACAATGTTAGGGGCTAACTTGGAAAGCATCAAGGAAGACGCTGGCTCGCGTGGCGACCTGAAGTCCAAGGTTGACTCCATCCTCGGCAAATTCAACTGGTAGGGAGAAACACATGAACGCAATGGAATTACCTAACGTACACCCAACGGAGGACGAGTCTGCCGAGTGGGTGGTAATTAGCGTACTGGCTCCGGTCATATGGGAACTGGCAAGCAAAAACCCGCTGTGGGTTTTCAAGGCAACAAAGTACCGCATGAATGCAGGCCAGTACTTAGCAACCCACTTCTCAGTGCACTACAACTACGAATTGCTGGGCACAATCGTTGGGGGTTACATAAGCCACAGATTTGGGAACGGAATTATTATATCCAACGAACGAATAGTAGAGGGCATGAAACGGTCTTCAGAGGGGTACAAAACTATTAACCCTACCAAAGCCATAGCAAAAGTTAAGTCAATGTTCAAGCCCAAGTCTAGTTCAGAAATTGTGGCTAAAGCGTATGAACTAGCAACCCAAATTGGGAACACAGAACATCGCGCTAAAAATCGGGAGGTTGAAACGCTAAAGCTCAAACACAGGGACGCAGTTATAGCCTTTGCAATGTCCCCAGCAGGGCAAGAGTTGTTCCTAGATTACGTAAAGCAAAACAACATACCGGATGTCGTACGCAACATGCACATGGCGGAAACTAAGGGGGTAGAACTGTCTACTATCGAAGACATTAGAACAGCCATAGGGACGGACAGAAGCGCCCTAGTCATCGTAGATGCGGGTAAGTACCTAGTCAAAACAGGTGACAATGTGCAACTTTATGACGACAATACGCTCCCGGCTTTCATACGAAGCAAGCTGGGGCTACTCAAGTTGGTGAACCCAAAACAGTTCGTTACCGACATTGGGTGCAGGGCGAGCAATGAGATTTTTGTAATCAAGCTAGACAAAACCACTAAAACCGAAGGAGAAAACGAGTGATCGCACTTATCAAGAACTATTTACGCAAACCCACGCCGCTGGAGATGGTTGCTAGGGAGTTGGCTGTCGCACACTTGTGCAAGCTAGAGGCAGAGACAGCGGTGGACTACGCCGTGAGTGTCGTGCGCTACAACGACACACGCATCAAGAGGCTGGAGCAACACATCAACAACCACAAGGAGCAGGTATGAGTGACACCAAGGAGATGGTATTGCTGGTCAGCAATCTGCTGGTGCAGCAAGCGATTGAGTCACGGGCTAGAAAGCCTGAGTCAGTGTGGCTCCCTCATTCGTTTGAGGAGGCCGAGGCCAATGCGAACTTGTTCGCAAAGACACAACTACCTATGACAGACCCCGAACGCAAGCGTAACTTGATACGTGCGTACGACCGAGTAAAACAATCAAGGGAGACATACCATGTATGACGATGGAGACTATGGTGGCATCGACGAGTTCATGTACTGGGTGACGCTTGTCATTCTTTTTCTGATGACGACTGTCTTTCTGGGCGCGGTGGCTGGACTTATGTATTGGACATTGATATGAAACACACACCAGCACCTTGGGTTAGCAGGGGGGCGTCAATACGCCCAGCAAAAGGCCCCGGCAGTACAGGAGGGTACAGACCTTTGGCATCGGCGCAGCACGACAAGCGCCTGCCTGACAACCGCCTTGAAAACGCAAGGATGATTGCTGCTGCCCCCGAACTATATGAAGCTCTTGCATGGCTGATGCGACAAGTACCAGAGCCAAGCCTCAAGGGTGAGTACACAACGGGCTACCTTGCTTGCAAAGTTGTATTGCACAAAGCTATAAACGGAGAAGGGGTAGGAGCATGAACACCGAAGAAGATGAGTTTCGAAGGATCGAACGTGAGGCTTTGCGCCGAGCAGCGAGGGACGAGGATGATGACACACAGGTTTACAAGAAGCCGTGGGTAGGGCTGACGGAGGAGGAAATTCAAGAACTTAGGCTTAGGACTTTTGATGCAATTGCAACAAACTACGAAATTTACCGAGCCATTGAAGCCAAGCTGAAGGAGCGCAACACATGACTAAAGATGAAATCATCCTCATGGCAGACGCCTCCGGGTTGTCTTATTACGGCATGGGTAAAGACAGGGATAAATTTCTGCACTACCTTGAAGCCTTTGCCGATCTTGTCGCTGCTGCTGAGCGTGAGGCGTGTGCAAAGTTGCGTGACACGCTTCATCCATTTGATTTACATAGCCGATCTGAGATGCTTGGCGTTATGAACCAAGGTCTTGATGACTACCAAAATTTAATCCGAGCAAGGGGAAACACATGACTGACTTAAGACAAGCCGCGCAGCAGGCGCTGGAGGCGCTAGAGAATATTGACAGAGCAATGCCATTTCCTGTGGCTAAGTTGGCTCAATCCGCCATTAAAGAAGCCTTGGCACAGCCAGAGCAGGAGCCAGATCGCCGATCTTTGCAAGCCGCAGGAACCCACCCAGCACCCTGCGCTCGTCACTGCGAAAGTAAGGCATATGAAATTGAGATTCGTTCGCTGAAATCTGCGCTAAAGCAGCAGCAGCAAGCCGAGCCAGAGCAGGAGCCTGTGGCGTGGGGAGTGTTTGAGGGCAATCTGCACGATATGTTTTTTACGCAAGAGGAAGCGCAGGAAATGGCTGCTTTAAAAGGAACTCATGCCAAAGTGCGGCCCCTCTACACCGCACCAACACAGCGCCCGTGGCAGGGTCTGACGGATGATGAGATAAAAGAAATCGTTGGGCCGTGGGGCGACACACCCATCAAGGGGTACACCCGCAAAATGTTTGACAAAATTGAAGTTAAGTTACGGGAGAAAAATCAATGAACAAAGAAACCCAAAGAATCATGGAAGCACTGATGCTGATATACGGCAGTGACTTGCAAGCCGCAACAATCACTGTGCTACTCAAAGATGGCGACACTGCTGTGCGTTTTATTACATTAACCATTCCACAGAAGGAGACAGAGAAATGATTTACACAAGATTTCACGCAGACGTATGGTTTCTACTACCAACAGTTGCTATTGGCCGTGGCGATAAGCTATGGGCTGAACTGGCTTGGTTTGGTGTGGCTGTCGGGATAAAGAAAGGTGGGTGGCGTAAATGACTGAACGAGTATTGACAGACAACAACGGCAGCAAGTACATCACGACTGAGCCACTCTACACCGCCCCACCACCATGCCCAACGTGCGAAGCATTGGCGCGAACCGTGATGCTTGACCAGACATCGCACGACAACTTCAAACCAGACTGGGATGCAATGGCAGTCATGGTTGAGGAGCAGCAGCGCATGGCAAAGCGCATTGAAGACTTAGAAACAATGCTGGAGCGACAAACAGCCCGCATCGTTGACTTGCAAGAACACATTGAAAACTTTGATGGAGAAGACAGATGAACGATTTATTTAAGCCGCATCAATGCCCACGATGCTTTGGTCTATTTAAGGTGGGAGATAGGTTTTGGAATGACTCAGGAACTGTTTATCACTGGATTTGCTGGGTAAATAAATCAAAGGAGAAAACCAATGACACTAACTGAAGAACAAATTTGGAAGTGCAACCAAACCATCAACTATGAAAATGGCGAAGTTGTAGACGGTGTTCACATTTGCGTTGCCCATCAAAACGTGGTGGACTTTGCACGTTCAATTGAGCGAGAGATTGGGTTTGACAGGGCTGAGCTTTGGATCAAGCGCATCAATGATGCTGTGCTTGCCGAGCGAGAAGCCTGCGCTAAAGTGTGTGAAGATGCCTCGGGAACAGGAAAAGTAATTAGCTGTATGAGCGCAGCCGCCGCCATTCGAGCAAGGGGAGAAAAATCATGACTGATGATGACTACGACGCCTTGAGTCAAAGACATTTGGCATCAATTAAACGCGATATGCGGATAAGCCTTGAAGACGCAGCGGTTCGCGCTACGCACAAAGTGATGGCTGAATTAGAGACAGAGCAAGACTGCGTAGGTTGGTTTGGCTACGACACAGGGTTGCGTCTTTGGTTTGAAACAAACAAAGGTGACGATGGTGCTATCCCGCTGTACAAAAACTCACCACAGCGCCCGTGGGTAGGGCTGACGGATGAGGAACTGTTCGAGTTGAGCGCTTCGGGCTTGGCCTTGTGGGCCTTGTGGCGCGGCATCGAAGCCAAACTCAAGGAGCGCAACACATGACCCAACCAAATAAACAGCACATACACGAACGCCTTGGCATGTCCGTGGAGGAGGCACTCAACCGTTTAATTTCGTTTGGGCAGCTTAACCACAAGTACAAGCAAGAACACGGCGAGAGCATTAACCCGCAGCACCTTGATGCTGTGCTTAACGCTACCAAGGAGAAGAACGCTTGAGATGCCCCATCTGCAATGCACAGACTGATGTAAAAGACTCACGAACACGAAAGGAAACCAACAGTGTTATCAGAAAACGTAAATGCTTCAATGACCACACCTTCCAAACGGAAGAAAAAGCCAATCAACTTCTACGACCCATTCCAAAGGGTAGACCCGAAACTGCTGGAGCAGATGTACCGAGCAGCACAAAAGGAAAAGCGTAAAGAGCTACCAGAGGCACTACTATGACAACCGGAATTGAATTCTTAAAGCTACCAAAAAAACGCACGGGGCGAGGCCCCAACAAGAAGCCTACCTTGGTCAGTGTCAGCTTGCGTATTCCTCATGAGGTGCTGGACTATTTCACGACGCAGTACCCGTACACAAAGCAGGCGAAGATACGTGAAGCCCTTGTTGCGTTCGTCAAAAAAGAGAAAGGAAAAGACAAATGAGCGATCCAGTAAATCACCCCGACCACTACAAGGTGGGGGGCATCGAGACCATTGACTTCATTGAGGCTAAGCAACTGACGTACAACATTGGCAACGTGGTCAAGTACATCACTCGTGCCGACCACAAAGGCAATCAGTTGCAGGACTTGCAGAAGGCGCAGTGGTATCTGGCCCGAGAGATACAGCGCATCGAAAAGACCGCAGCAGCCTAACATTGTTAGGGTAAACACCAACCCGTTTCGACGGGTTTTTTTACGTCTGTGCTTGTACAAAGTCAAATGTTGTGGTACATTAGGCTCCATAAACGACTGGAGTGTTAGATGGCAACAACCCCCGAGACCAAGGTCAAGGCAAAGATCAAGGGCATCCTCAAAGCCCACAATGTTTACTACGCTATGCCAATAGGCACCGGCTACGGTAACTCAGGCGTCCCCGATTTCCTCTGCTGCGTTAACGGCCACTTCCTAGGCATCGAAGCCAAGGCAGGCAAAGGCACGACGACTGCACTGCAGGATAAGAACATCCAGCAGATCAAGGATGCCGGGGGCACAGCAACGGTAGTCAACGAAGACACGCTTGCCTACCTAGAACAACTAATACAAATGATGAAAACATGAAAATTCTCGCTTTGGATTTCGAATCCTATTACTCACAAGAGTTCAGCCTCACCAAGATGACCAATGAGGAGTACGTGCGCTCCTTTGATTTTGAGGTCATTGGTGTGTCGGTGCAGGTAGATGACGGCGAGCCCGAGTGGTTTACCGGGGACATGATACAGACCGCTGTATTCCTGCGCAAGTTCGATTGGGAGAATAGCCTAGCCCTAGCTCACAATGCTGCGTTCGATGCGTCTATCCTTACGTGGATATTCGGTATCAAGCCGAAGGGCTGGTTGGACACGTTGTCGATGGGGCGTGCGCTGCACGGCACTGAGGTCGGTGGTAGCTTGGCTGTACTTGCAAAGCACTACGGGGTGGGCACTAAGGGCACTGAGGTAGTCACGGCGAAGGGGCTACGCCGTAAGGACTTTCCTAAGGAGCAGCTAGCAGAGTACGGCAAGTATTGCTGCAACGACACGGCCATAACCTATGCCCTGTTCCAAAAAATGGCCGAGAATTTCCCGCCGAGTGAGTTGCGATTGATTGACCTGACCATACGCATGTTCTCGGAGCCCGTGCTGCAGTTGGACGAGGGGATTCTGACCGTGCACTTGGGTGAGGTTAGGCGCAAGAAGCAGGAGTTGCTGAGCAGGATGCTGATCGACAAGGATCAGTTGATGAGCAACAAACAGCTTGCGAAGGTGCTTGAGGGCTTTGGTGTGGTTGCGCCCATGAAGATTAGCCCAGCTAACGGCAAACAGACCTACGCATTTTCTAAAACCGATGAGGAGTTTAAGGCGTTACTTGAGCATGACAACGTGACCGTGCAGGCCATCGTCGCTGCGCGGCTTGGGGTCAAGTCAACCATCGAGGAGACACGGACTGAGAGGTTTATTGGGATCGCCAAACGCGGTTCTATGCCAGTTCCCCTCCGCTACTACGCTGCACACACAGGCCGATGGGGCGGTTGCTTAGTGGCCGACACTGAGGTAACGGTGTACAATACGGAAAACGAGGTAGAAGTTAAGCGCATCGTAGATGTTTTGCTTGATGACCTAGTTTGGGACGGAGAAGAGTTTGTGCCCCACGAAGGTGTGGTGTTCAGCGGGTTCTCTGAAGTTATTAGCTGGGACGGTGTAACAGGAACGGAAGATCATGTCGTATTCACAGACGCTGGGGAGATTAGCCTACGAAGCGCGATGCAGGGAGGCCACAAAATCGCGGTTGCGGGAAGCCCTACCCAAAACAATGTGGACGCCGCTAGGAAGTCTGTACGTAACTACCAAGCAGAAAGTTTTGTGTGAGTGTTGCTGCGGCAAGCAGTACGAGGTACGGGCGCGGGAGTTACTAGACGGCAAATCCATGAGTTGCCGTTCGTGTTCTTCCAAACTAAAAATGCTAAACCGCCCGATGGACGAACGAGTACGGATAGCCAAACTTGCGTCTGACGCGGCGCTCGCCGCTTTAACCACCAAGGCACATCCATACAGGGACAAATACGGAGTTGAGGAATATAGCGTAGTTAAAAGAACTATGGCAGGGGCCAAACAGCGGTGTTCCAACCCAAACTGTATAGGGTATTCGAACTACGGAGGTAGGGGTGTAGAGTTTAAGTTCCCCGCGCTAAAGCCCGCTATTGAATGGGTACTGGACAACTTAGGCGTAAGGCCAAGCCTGCTTCATTCCATAGATCGTATAGATAATAACCGAGGATACGAAGCGGGGAACTTACGGTGGGCTACTCGCGTGGAGCAAGCGCGAAATAAGCGAGTGTATAGGCGTACACAAAACGGCGAACGTATACGTGGGCTGAAAAAACAGCGCCCAGACCTTACCTACGAGACCTTGCGGCTATGGATTACTCAAGGCGTCACTGATGATGAAATTTTAAACCGGAGGAAGTATGCTCGTACCAGTGTATGACATTAAGAATTGTGGCCCGCGACACCGATTTTCTGCCAACGGAAAATTAGCGCATAACTCAGATAACGTAAACCTGCAGAACCTGCCACGCAAATCCCCGCTGAAGTATTCCATCATTGCCCCCGATGGGTATGTTGTGTTGGACTCAGACTCATCCCAGATCGAAGCCCGTACGCTGGCATGGCTAGCTGGGCAGAATGACTTGGTTGAAGCATTCGATAAGGGCGAGGATGTGTACTGCATCATGGCGTCAGCCATCTACGGACGCCAGATTACCAAGGCTGACGAGCGTGAACGCTTTGTAGGTAAAACGACGATTTTGGGTAGCGGCTACGCCATGGGTGCACCGAAGTTCAAGCTGCAACTGAAAAACTTTGGCGTTGACGTTGAGCTAGACGAGGCCAAGCGAATCATTGCTACCTACCGGGCTACCTACCCTAACATTGTTAGGCTGTGGGCAGAAGCTGGTGACATGCTCAGGGCCATGCTACGGAACGCACAAACAACACTGGGGCGTAACGGGCTGCTGGAAGTCGATGGAGCCAACGGCATCAAGCTACCCAATGGGCTATACCTGCGCTACCCAAACTTGCGCCTACGCGAGGACGAGAAGACAGGCAAGGTCGAAGTTGTGTACGACACCAAGAAGGGCAAAACAGTTATTCCCAACCGCATATACGGTGGTAAGGTGATAGAGAACGTGTGTCAGGCGCTAGCCCGCATCGTCATAGGTGAGCAGATGCTCATGGTGGCGAAGAAGTATCGGGTAGTCATGACCGTGCACGATGCGATTGCTGTCGTAGCCCCTAAAGCCGAGGCTGAAACAGCCAAGGAGTACGTTGAGTTGTGTATGCGACTCAGACCCAAATGGGCGCTGGAACTACCCCTCAACTGTGAATCTGGATATGGAGATAGCTATGGCGACTGCTAGAAGACCATTTCATGTACGGCAAATTGAATTTGACAGGTGGAATACAGAAAATCCAATGGTGTGGAAATACTTTGAGAAGTATTCATTCGAAGCCGTACACCACGGCAGGGAAAAAATTAGCCATTGGTTAATCATCAACCGCATACGTTGGGAAGTCTATATAGTTACCACTGGCAAAGACTTTAAGATCAGCAACGACCTTATTGCTTTCTACGCTCGATTCTGGCGTAAAACATATCCACAGCACAAACACCTGTTCAACATCAAGCGCATGTCTGGTGAAATTTGGGAGCAAGAATCCGATGAACCCTAAACCAATCGTCTGGTCATTCAGTTCGCTGAAGACCTTTCAGCAGTGCCCACGCAAGTACTACCACGCTAAGGTTGCCCCGGACGCTGTACGTGACCCGGACACAACGGCTACGCTGTACGGTAAGGCTGCACACACTGTAGCCGAGGACTACATCAGCAAGGGCACACCGGTACCGCCGCAGTTTGAGTACATGCAAGAGGTGCTGGATATCCTTAAAGCAATCCCCGGCGAGAAGCTAGTCGAGGTGAAGCTGGGCCTAACCAAAGACTTGAAGGCGTGTGACTTCAGCGCACCTGATGTGTGGTGGCACGGCATTGCCGACTTGGTGGTTATCAATCGAACGACAGGGGTAGCCCACTCCGTGGACTACAAGACAAGTAAGAACGCAAGATACGCAGACAAAAAGCAGCTTGACCTTGTAGCCTGTGGCCTGTTTGCCAAGTTCCCGGAGATCAAGAAGGTCAAGTCTGCCTTGATTTTTGTAGTGTCCAAAGAGTTCGTCAAGGCTGAGCAGCTAGTTGAGTTCAAGGACACCTACATGGACAAGTCAGCAGTTGATGTTGCGCGTATTGAAGCAGCAATAAAGAGCGGGGTGTGGAACCCCGTTAGTGGGCCGCTGTGCAAATTCTGCGCGGTGAAAGACTGCGAGTACAACAGGAGCTAAACATGAATCAGATGACCAACCAAGAAACTGATACCGCTCTCATCCTTGAGGGTGAGCTAAAGCGCCGAGTGAAAGAAGTTGTCGAACGTGTAGTAGTGAACATGGTGGGTAAGATCATCCACGAGGAACTGAACAAGTACAAATCTGAAATGATGCTAGAGGTTGCCTTAACAGTCGGTAAGATGCTGCGGGTGGTTGAGCAGGAGGGCCGCAAGCCGCTATGGGAAAATGATGCAGTATCAGCAATCACAAAGGACTAATCATGCCTTACGTAAACAAACCCCGCCCGTACAAAAAAGAGTACGCCCAGCAAGTTGAGCGAGGCGAAGCCCCTACCCGTGCGGTGCGACAGAAAGCCCGTGACGAGATGGATGCTAAGGGTATCGACCGTACCGGCAAAGACATTGACCACTCAACCCCCCTGAGCAAAGGCGGCACCAATGCACCGAGCAACTTGAAGCTCAAGTCGCCGAGTGCCAACCGTTCTTTTACCCGCAACTCCGACCACACAGTCAAGGTCAACAAACCAAAGAAAAAATGAATTTATCAGAATATGGGTGGCCCCGACCACATGGGTTTGAGCCATTCGACCATCAAAAGGTCACATCAGAATTTTTGATTTCCAACCGCAAGGCGTTCTGCTTCAACGAGCAAGGCACCGGCAAGACTGCATCAGTGATCTGGGCAGTCGATTACTTGATGAGCATCAGGGCGGTGAAGCGTGTGTTAGTGGTATGCCCTTTGTCCATCATGAAGGCCGCTTGGCAGGCTGACTTGTTCAAGTTTGCAATTCATCGAACTGTTGCTATTGCTTACGGTAGCGCAGCCAAGCGAAAGGAGATCGTCAAAAGCGGTGCCGAGTTCGTTGTAATAAATTACGATGGGGTTGCGGTTGTCAAGGAGGAACTACTTGCTGGTGGGTTCGACTTGATCGTAGTCGATGAGGCGTCAGCGTACAAGAACGCGCAGACAGACAGGTGGAAGGCACTGCGAGACCTCAACAAGGTGATCAAGGGCCTGTGGATGCTTACTGGTACGCCAGCAGCGCAGTCTCCCGCCGATGCTTACGGGCTGGCAAAGCTCGTCAACCCCACTTCAGTGTCGCCGTTCTTTGGGCAGTTCAAGGATACGGTAATGAACAAAGTGAGCTTGTATCGGTGGGTGCCCAAACCTAGCGCACAGGCTACTGTGCACAAGATACTTCAGCCAGCAATTCGGTTTGAGAAAGCCCAGTGCCTTGATCTGCCACCAATTACTTTCGTAGACCGTGACGCACCACTTACCCCGCAGCAACAAAAGTTTTATGGCATCCTGAAAAAGCAGATGCTCATCGAGGCCGCAGGGGAGGAGATTACCGCAGTCAACGCCGCCGTGCAGGTGAGCAAGCTGCTGCAGATTTCATGCGGGTCGGTGTACACAGACAACCGCGAGGTGATTGAGTTTGATGTTAGCAACCGGCTAAACGTGGTGCAGGAGATCATCGACGAGTCAAGCCACAAGGTGCTTGTGTTCGTTCCGTTTACACATACCATCGACCTGTTAAAGAAGCACCTCGAAAAGCAACACATCACGTGCGCGGTCATCAACGGTGCTGTCAGCCTCAACCAACGTAGTGACATCGTTAAGAGCTTCCAAGAGCAGCCGACCATCAAGGTGCTCATCATCCAGCCACAAGCCGCAGCGCACGGGTTAACCCTAACCGCCGCCGACACTATCATCTGGTACGCTCCCTGCACCAGCGTAGAGACATACCTGCAAGCCAATGCACGCATTGACCGCCCCGGCCAGAAAAACAACATGACCATCGTGCACATATCAGGGAGTCCGGTAGAAGCCAAGGTCTACTCCCTCCTGCGCAACAACATAGGCAACCACCAAAAAATCATTGATCTGTACCATCAAGAAATTTCTTTATAAATCGTTTGACAATGTACAATCTTGTGTTATAGTCAGTTCCGTAGGCAGGTAGCCTACATTCCCACCAACCATTAGGAGTATTAGATGACTGAAGAAATTTCAGAGGATAAGAGCCCCCCAAACTTGGCCGCGCTAGCTAACGTCTACCTCAAGATTCGTGACGCTCGGGCTGTGCTAAAAACGGAGTTCGCTACGAATGACTCTGTTCTGCAAGAGCAGATGGACCTGCTGGAAACCAACATGCTTGACGCATGTAAAGAGTTGAACGCAAGTAGCATCAAGACCCCATACGGCACAATCATTCGCTCAATTAAGTCACGGTATTGGACGAACGATTGGGATTCGATGTACACCTTTATTAGAGAGCAAGGTGCATTTGGCCTGTTAGAGAAACGACTTCATCAAACAAACATGAAGGAATTTCTTGTTGAGAATCCTGACCTTCTGCCTATGGGTCTGAATGTCGAGAGTGAGTACACCGTGGTAGTCCGTAAAGCAAAATGAAATTAACGAAAGAAACCAAATGAGCAACATTACAGTTATCGACCAAGACCTCCCCGACTTCCTGCAATCCAGCGGGGTCAGCGAGCTTACCAAGTCCCTTATGGGCAACACGGGCATCAAGCGTATCGTGCCCAAGAACGGCATCTTCCGCAAGGAAGTCGGCGGCAAGGAGATGGGCAAAATCAAGGGTGACCTGAACGTCATCATTGTCAACTCGTCCCCCAAAGTTGGGCGCGTCTTTTACACATCGCAGTGGACTCCTGATGCTAAGCCGGTATCCCCCGATTGTTTCTCCAACGATGGCAACGTCCCCGACGTTGGGTCTGAGAATAGGCAAGCTGACCGCTGCGACTCCTGCCCTCAGAACATCAAGGGCTCAGGCCAAGGCAACTCTAAGGCTTGCCGCTACACCCGCCGCATTGCCGTGCTGCTTGAAGACGACTTTGACACCGCGCTTGAGGGCTCGGTCTATCAGATGAACTTGGCATCCAAGTCTTTGTTTGGTGACAGCCCAACCCCCACTGCTCATATGTTTGAGGGCTATGTCAAGTATCTGGGCAACAACGGCAAGAGCCTTGACTGGTACATCACCAAGCTGAGCTTCAACGAAAACAACGACAACCAGTCGATCCTGTTTTCTGCTGTGGAGCACATCAAGCGCCACCAATACGATGTGATTACCAAGGTTGGCGACACCCCCGAGGTGCACAAGATGATTACCATGACTTCGTTTCAAGCGCGGACAGACGGGTTTGCTAAGTTGGGAGCACCAAAGCCTGTAGCGCCAGCCCCTAAGGTTGCGAAAGTGGAAACCGAGGAGGTCGCCGAGCCCACCAAACGCGAAAGCAAAAAGGTTGAGCCCCCCACGCCTACGGCCAAGCGTGACTTGGGTTCTGTGCTCGCCGCATGGAGCGACGAGGAGTAAGCTATGAGCTACGGATACAGCCAGCGGCTAGTTGACGCAAACACCAATGCAGACGATGGCTCGATTGGCGTGTATCTGGGCAGTCGTTGCATCGCACTTGGTATATCTGTCAAAGACGTAGCGAATAGGCTTGGCGTAAGTCGGGCCACCGTCTACAACTGGTTCTGGGGGTCAGTGACCCCCAGCGCTAGTCACTCTGACAAAATTAACAAGTACCTGCACGCACTCAAAAACCGCAAACACCATGCCTGACTTTGACCTACTTGACGCTGTACTGCCTACAGAAGGGCGGTACTGCGTGATGGGGATTGGACGGTACCCAGATCAGAAGTTTGTAGATACTAGGGAAGAGCTTAACGCGATAGCCGAGCGGTTTGTAGCCAACGGTGTAGATACGTATTTTGGTTGCGCCAAGTACGGCCCCCTGAACAATCGCACGCACGCCAACGCCACGTACTTTCGTGCGCTATGGATGGACATTGACTGCGGCCCCACGAAGGCAGCACCAGATGAGAAGGGCGTTATCAAGGGCTACATAGACCAAGCAACAGGGCTTAGCGAGTTCCAGAAGTTTTGTGTAGCTGTTAGCCTACCTCGACCCATCTTGGTGAGTTCTGGCTACGGGATTCATGCCTACTGGCTGCTTGCTGAGACAGTCTCCCGCGCAGAGTGGGAGCCACTCGCCGAACGACTCCGAGAGCTTTGCACAGAGCAAGGCTTCATAGTGGACCCATCGGTGTTTGAGGCATCGCGCATCCTCCGCATACCCGGTACTTTTAACTTCAAGCAGTCCGACCCCCAACCCGTCACTGTGCTTAACGAGCGCAGTGCCCGCATACCTTATGCAAAACTAAAAGAACTATTAGGAGCAGCAGAACCCAAGGAAGAGAAGCCTGACTTTATCCCCCGCGCCATGAGCCCAATGATGGAAGCGTTGCTGGGCAACAAGATCAAGCGGTTTAAGACCATCATGCTGAAGTCAGCAAACGGAGTCGGCTGTGCACAGTTGCTCCATTGCTTTGAGAACCAAGCAGATATAGACGAGCCGTTGTGGAGGTCGGCGTTATCCATCGCCGCATTTTGCATCGACAAGGACAAGGCAGCACACAAGCTATCGAGTAACCATCCGGGCTACGACCCTGACGAGGTAGAGCGCAAGGTAGAGCAGATCGTGAAGCACGGGGGTCCACACCGCTGCACCACGTTTGAAAAGTTAAACCCATCAGGGTGCACCGACTGTCAGCACAAGGGGAAGATCAAGTCCCCCATCGTGCTTGGTGTCGAGATAGAGGAGGCTAATGACGCCGACAACGAAGTGACCGTAGAGACCAAGGAGGGGGTGGAGACTGTAACCATACCTGAGTACCCATTCCCATTTTTTCGGGGTAAGAACGGTGGTGTCTACAGGAAGCCGATGGAGGATGAAGCAGACCCTGAGATGGTCTATGAGCACGACTTGTACGTAGTAAAACGCATGAGAGACCCCGGGGTAGGAGAAGTCATTTTGTTTCGCCTGCACCTACCGCATGACGGCGTTAGAGAGTTTGCGATATCGACAGCAGCTATATCGTCCAAGGATGAGTTGCGTAAGGCACTAGCCCAACAAGGTGTAGTGGCACACCACAAGCAGTATGAACACTTGGCCGTGTACGTGGTCACGTTCATCAAGAACCTACAGTATTCAAAGAAAGCAGACATTATGAGAACACAATTCGGATGGGTAGAGGGTGACAGCAAGTTCATCATGGGTGACCGAGAGATCACTAAGGACGGGGTGTTCTACAGCCCGCCGACAACAGCTACAGAATTCTTTGCGGAGAAAATTCATCCTAAGGGCACCTTCGACAAGTGGAAAGAAGTGTTTAACCTATACGCTCGGCCCGGTATGGAGCCCCATGCGTTTGCAGCGCTTACAGCATTTGGCTCACCACTCATGCCGTTCACTGGTTTGGATGGGGCAATCATCAACGTGATCTACGAAGAGGCTGGCTCTGGTAAGTCCACCATCTTGCGTATGTGCAATAGCGTCTACGGCCAACCCAAGGAGTTGATGGCGATTGAGAAGGACACGCTCAACGCAAAGATGCAGCAGCTAGGGGTGATGAACAACCTACCCAACACCATCGACGAGATCACCAACATGCGCCCCCTAGACTTTTCGGACTTGGCGTACGGCATCAGTCATGGTCGAGGTAAGAACCGTATGACGGGCTCAACCAACGCACTGCGCCTCAACAACACCTCATGGAAAAACATGACATTAGCGTCGGCCAACGCCAGCTTTCACGAGAAGCTGTCGATGCTCAAGAACACGCCCGATGGTGAGTCCGTGCGCTTGATGGAGTACAAGATCGAGCCCAACAACGTGATTGGTGTGGCTGTGGGTAAGGAGATGTTTGACCATCAACTCAATGAGAACTACGGCCATGCAGGTGAGATATACATAAGCTGGCTGGTCAACAACTTGGAGGAGGCCAAGGAGCTAGTCAAGAAGGTTCAGGCCCGCATTGACAAGGAAGTGCAGTTCACTAGCCGAGAGCGTTTCTGGTCGGCACAGGCAGCGTGCAACATTGCTGGCGGTTTGATCGCAAGAAACCTTGGCCTACACGACTACGATATGGCCGCTGTGTACGCATGGCTCAAGGGCATGTTGTCTGAGATGCGCCACGATGTTAAGCCCCCGGTGTCCAACCCAGCATCTGCGCTTGGCGAGTTCATCAACGCGCACATCCTCAATACGCTGGTGGTCAACGGAGAAGTAGACGCCCGAAGTAACTTGGTTTCCATGCCAAGCCTAGAGCCACGGGGGGAGTTGCTAGTACGCTTTGAACCGGATACCAAGCACCTGTACGTTTCCGCCAAGAAGTTTAAGGACTTCTGCGTAGAGCGGCAGGTGAACTACAAGAGCCTGTTAGCCAACCTGACTAAGAACGAGGTGTTCATGGAAGCCACAAACAAGCGTATGGCTAAAGGCATGAAGGTTGACTCCCCTGCAGTGCGCGTGCTCAAATTTAATACGTCTAAATCTGAGTTCTTGCAAGTAGACGTATTGCTGGCAAATGAAGATCGAGACAGTCTCGTATCAAATTAAGTGGTCAAAGTTTCACAAAGGGTGTTCGTTCTTTGTGCCCTGCATTGACCACCGAGCAGCCAAGAAATCGGTACTGACTGTAGCTGAACGACTGAAGATGGATGTCGTCATCAAAGTAGTGATTGAAGATGGCATAAAGGGGTTGCGCATCTGGAGAGTTTGATGTACACTAGCTTCTTTGCTAGTGCCTCTCCTTGACGGTAACCCCGTCTTACCCCCGGTCTTCACCGGGGGTTTTTTATGGTTCTTTTTTGTCGTAGGACTCTAGAGCCTCGATAGCCTTATCCACAGTATCCCCAAGCAACCTTGCATTTTTTGGTGTGATATTTACCCCGGCGTTTACCCCGAGGTTAGCTTTAAGCTTAGCATCGGAAAGAATTAACTTAAACACCGCATCACTTGCAAATGCCTTCTCTGGGTGCTTGCCGTTAAACTCTTGTAGCTTGCCGAGGGTCTCCTCAAACTTAGCCTCAAAGCGTTGCTGGTAATCCGCTGGCTTATCCAAATCTATAGACTTGCGGAAGTTGTCTTTAATATCGTTAGCAATTTTGTTCTTTTCTTCATCAACGGCTTTCTCCGCAGCGAAGGCTTTGAACCCACGCTCTTGCGCCTCGACAACTTTAGCTGGGCGGAATCCAATAGCCTGACCTGCAATGGCAGAAGCGGGGAGCTTGCCTTTTTCAAGCAGTTTGACCCCCCGCGTGTCCTCCACACCTTCAGTAGCATACCGATGCGCAATCAACAGTTTGCTTACAGAGGCAGGGGAAATTTTTTCTAGGGCAAGTTCGTACTCGCCATTGATACCTAGCTGGATACCTTTGGCGATATCTAGCGCAGTGCTAGCCCCAGCACCGGCCAATACCCAACCCAAGTTCATAGCAGTCTCAGTAAGATTTTTGCTGTGTGGTAGCTCACGGAAAAACATGTCGTTGAGGGATAAACGATTAGCAACATCCGAACCAGTCATCTTGTTAATTAGTCCAGTTTTAAGTATGTCGGCGATATGCGTGCTACCGAATACCTTATCCATGTAGACGCTCTTCCACCAAGTCGGGTAGTCAATATCTTTCATTTCGGCTGGAGCATCTGGGTCCCTACCCCACTTAGCCCATGCAGCACCTAATATACCCATAACAACATTAAACAACGGCAGGGCAGTGAGGCCACCGGCAAGTAAGTGAGTACCCATAATGCCGAAAAACTTAGTTGCTGCAGCAACTTTGCCCTCCTTGTTCATAAGGGGCAACATACGGAAAAAGTTGCCGACTAGCAACCTAGTTGTAGTCAACGGGAAAAATTTGTACATGGTGACGAACTTGCCACCAGCACCGCGCATAATCATCGGTTTGCCGGAAGCTGAATTATTGCCTAAGGCTTCTGTCACTTCCTGCACCGCGCTATGCACAGCTTCCGCACGGGGTAAACCTTCACTTCGGTATAGATCGTACGAAGTGAGAAACAATACCTCTCGGGACAAGCGCTCACCGTGGTGCATGAGCCCGCCCATGATGAGAGTATTTGCTGCATCTTTGCTGTTCTCTACCCACTTGCTATCCAGCTTGCTACCTGTTTTTCTGGCTTGGGAAAATACTTCGTTAGCTAGCGTATCGGTAGTGACACCGTACATGGCGTTCATGTCCCGCACAGCTTTGCGCTGATCAGGTGTAAGCCCACGAGCAAACTCAATGCTTGGTGCACGCCATGTAGTAGTGCCGTCGGCGTTCTTCTGCACGACACCGTACTGATTCCATATTTTCATCCGTTGCGAAAGCGCTGCAAGAGCCTTTGGACCGTGGTTGCCAGCAAGCACTGGAATGCCTTTTAACACAATGTCAGCAGGTTGCAACATGGCCGAGGACCAGCTAGTAAGATTCCGAACAAACGATACCTTAGTTACCATGTCCGTAAACTGTTCAGCACCTTGGGCAATTCCAGTTTTTGCTTTAGGTTCTAAATACTCGGCGACCATCTCCTTCGCACGGGTAACAAGCGGTCGGTATTTTTCTTCCGGGCCGACTAACCCACGCTCCGCCGCTGCCAATGCTTGCCGAACAGGGGTACCGAACTTGAGTTTGCTGTACGCTTTAGAAGCTTTTAAACCGTAAGAGTTTAAGTTCCGCAGCACATCAGAGCTAAAGCCCGCAGTACCCTCTCGGTGAATAAACATCTTGCGAATACTACCTTCTGGCATAGAGGTTAGGTATGCTTGATACAAGTTGTCTTTCATAGCCGCACGCACGGGTGTAGGATCAATAGCGTAGCCAATCGGTGCTGCATCAATAGCAGCATATCCAGCTTTTAAAAGTTCACTGCTAGATTCAATTGACCTACGCAACTCCACGCCACCAATATCCGCGCTCTTAACAATATACCCGTCTTGCTCTAGCTCTTTTACATCTCTACCCTGACTATCTGCGTAGTTTTGCGCAGCGCGTTCACGCTCAGCCTTGGTATCAAAACGCATTGACAAATAGTTTGCGCTACCCCGCTTGCCTATCTTTAGGATAAAGTCCCCATGCCGCATAAGCGGGAAGTACGGCTCAATCAAGTTTTCTTTTTGGTAGATTTCACGAATACCGGCGATCAACTTTTTGCGGTCAGCGTCAGGGATGTCTAATTGGTCAAGATTTTCAGTGATGATGTGAAGCTGAAGCTCATTCATCTCCTTGTAGTAATCGCGTGTATCGCGATACAGTTGTTGCCCCGTTTTAGGCAACGCTGCGAATGCAGTATCAAGAGGTTCGTTTGATCTTGTATCCCCAACTTTGGCGGGGTCGTATTTAGCAAGAGTAGACACATGCGTTAAGTCTTCAAACGCAACCCGTGCATCGGGGTGAGCACGATAGAAACGTTTTGTTTGTTCTGTTATTTTGGAAGTGCTGCGCAAAATGTTCTGCGTCATGCCTGACATCTGTTGCATGAGCTTAGCTACTTCTTTTAGCGCAGGTATACGTTCGCCGGGTCCACGGGCAATGGTATCTATGTCAAAGAAGTTAGATATTTTGCTGCGGGCGCTATCGGTCATCCCGTCCCAAGCACCACTCAACGCTCTCCATATCTTGATTGGGTCACGCACTGCCGCCTGAATAGATACCGCCTTGCCTAGCTCTTCACCAGCGCGGCTATCGGCAGTAGTCTTTGCTGCTTTAGAGGCATCCCTATCTAGCTGTTCAGCTTCTTCCTCGGGGGTCAGTGCAGCCTTGGAAGTTTTGGGCTCGGCGAGAGAGCGTTGAGCAAGTGCTTTGTTGCCAGCCTCAAGCATCCGCATGATCCCAGATTTCTGACCGTTAAGGAGTTTGTCAGTAGCCAGAACCAAGTCCATCATGGCGTTGTTTTCATTCTCGCCGATGTTGAAGGCTTTGCGAACAGCGCCCACAAAACGATTGAAGAACGATGAACCACCTTCGGAACCTTTGGCACCAAGCAGAAAAGTCTGCATAGCCTCGTCACTCATGCCATAAGCAAGGAATTCTTGCGGGCTAGTAAAGATGGAACCGTACTTTTTGAGACTCCTGATCTCGGGAGGCAATTCTCCCGCAGCCGCAAGCTGATTGAACCGGGCTTCGGCGCTCTCCATAATGCGCTGAATGTCACCTGCTGCCTGAGTTATCGCGCTAGTTGTGGAGAATCCGCGCTCTAGTGCTTTGAGGCCCAAGTACAGTTTCTGATTCGTAGCTGCGTGCAACAGTTCGTGCAATACAACTACGTTGCTAACCCCATGACCTGAACCAAAACTAGCACCGCGCAGGTAGACAGTTCTCTCGCCCGTTGCATCATTCTGTACGTACATACCACGGGCCTTGGCCCACTCTGCCGCCGCACGCGGGGTCTTCAGCCGGTCAGGTACTGGGCTGTCCTTTTCCAGCACGACGAAATTCACATTGCCAACAAAGCTCCTGATCCGCTGGGCGACTAACCTTTGGAACAGGGTGCCAGTCTTAATGATGTGCGTGATTGCCTGCACACCATTTGTGAACTTGGAAAACTTAGGGTCAGCTTTAGCTATAGACGCTGCACCCTCTATGCTCGGCAGAGTCTTGACACCTGCCTCGGCAGCAACTTCACGTTTGAGAGTTTCAAGTTCTGCGGGAGTAAACCGATTGCTGTATTTCTCAAGCGTGGCCTTGACGGCTTTGCGTACAGTGTCAGTACCAGTACCCGAAGACCGCAGCGTGAGGAGTTCCTTGTATGCAGCACGGCGCTTTGTCTGGTTACCGGTATTGATTGCGGATTCAAGCGCGGTGGTTTGTTTCTCCGCTGCACGCCTAGTTCGTTCGTTAGCAGCGTTGCTAACCTTGCGTCCCGTTGCCTTGCTAGCCTCTTGCTCAGGCGTCAGTACAAGAGAAGGCCGACCCCTAGGCTTCTTGATCTCAGCGAGCGCAGCCTTAGCCTGCTCAACCACTTCGTTTGCAGGTGGGTTTACTACCGGGGCTTCGGCTGGGGCTACCGGGGCTTCGGCTGTTGGGGTTTCGGCTATGGCTTCAGTAGGGGCTTTGGCTGTGGCTTCGGCTGTTGGGGTTTCGGCTATGGCTTCAGTAGGGGCTTTGGCTGTGGCTTCGGCTGGGGCTTCAGTAGGGGCTTTGGCTGGGGCTTCAGTAGGGGCAACCGTTGGCGCACTATCTACGCGAGCCACAGCCTCCCGTACTCTAGCAATAGTATCTTCAGGCGCGGCTTTCTTCGATACCTCTAACCCAAGCCCACGCGCAATTGAGTTGATTTTTAACGTGCTGGTCGGCGTGCCTCCGCTGTCTATGGCAGTAATTAGGTTACGTGCGGCCACTATCTCAGGGGCCGGGGCTTCGGCTGTGGCTACTGGGGTTGGGGTTGGGGTTGGGGTTGGGGTTGGGGTTGGGGCTGTGGCTACTGGGGCGTTAGTTTTGGTAGCCTCTGTAGTCAATGCACCGGGCTTAGTGCTTTCTCCCACTGCAGGCCCCGCAGTAGTAGCTCCAGTTGAAACCACTCCTCCGGGTTCAGACTCAGTAGGTCCTTTGGCTGCGGTAGCTCCTGCGGGTTGTTCAGCCACAGTAGCGCTTGTTCTATCTGATTCACCGACAGACTTTGTAGGGACAGTGGCTGGGGCATTTTCAGCTTCCTCTTTCTCAACTCGTTGCGTTGCAATCTTGATTGCGTCTTCTTCCGTAGCCCCAGTAATATCCTCTATTTTTGATGCTAGTTCCTTGATCCGCGTTTCCCGTTCTGCGGAAACTACAGGGACTTCGGTTTTGGTTGTTGGCGCTGGGGTAGCAGCACTTACCTTATTTAGACCAATATCCGCAAGGCTAAATTCTGTACCGGGGGCGGCACTCCTTATCGCACCTGATTGCTCCGGGGGCGCACTTTTTATAGCGGATGAAGTTTTTTGCAACATTTGAAGACCGGCAGAATGTCCGCCAGCCATAGCAATACCGGTTATCAGCCCTTGGGCCGCAGCTTTGTCTACGCCTTCATCCCAAGGTTTACCCGTTGCAAGGTTTGTAAAAATCTGTTCTTGAGCGGACTGGGGCATCTCTTCAAGAAAGCCTTCTTTGGCAACCTCCTTAAGAAATTTAGTGAGGAACGGACCTTCCCCTACGCCCACGTTTTTAACCCCAGCAGATCGAGCGGCAATGTTTGTTTCCGCATCGCCGATGCCAAATTTCTGCGCCACTTTGCCAGACACAGCACTAATGGCTGCAGTCCCAAACCCCGCAGCTAAAGCGGGTAGCACGTACTCGTTCCAATCTTTGCCCGACTGCCTACCAGCTTCCGCAATAGAACCAGCCGACTGGACCCCTTCAGCGCCCCCGGCAACAGATGCAATTTTAAAAGCCTGCTCTTTAACCTTGTCGGCAATAAATTTTTCCGCACTTGCGCCACTCAAACCTAAACTAGATGCCTCTGCTGTGGCTTTACCCACTAGAAAACGTACAAACCTGCCACCTACAACGCCAGCAGCTACTGTACCGGGCAGGGATTCTGCAATGCCACCAACAAGGGCTGTAGGGTTAACTACCATCTCTTTCAGAGTATTCAAAAAGCCTACTGCTTCTTCTACGTTTTTGTCAGCGTTTTTGCGGGTTAATGACTGAAACCCAGTCAAAAACTCATTTGTACTTTTAGGATCGTATCCAGCTTTGGCGAACACACGCCCCGCTGCGCCACCGGAAGTTAGATCGAGTAAGCCTACGTAGCTTTCACCAAAGCCAACAATTCCTTTAGCTACATCAAGCCCAGTGTCTTTTGCAAAGTCAGTAATGCCGTAATTTTCATTTTTAGCCCCGGTACGAAGCGTATCTCTAGCTGCTTTTGCAACAGCTTCTTTTTTGGCCCCAATAGCAACTAGCCTATTAGCTTCTTCCGCAGCCTTACGATTTGCTGCGGTATCTGGGAGTTGTGGTATCTGCTTGCCCTCAAGCACAGACCCTTTGCGATCCCCACCCCCAACAGGTACGCCAGTAGCCCAATCCCGAACAAAATTCATGCCCGTGCCGAGGCTGTCAAAAAACCCTTTGGGGGCGGGGGTTTGGGCTACTGCGGGTTTGGCTAAGGCTTCTTCTAGAGTGAACTCTTGCGGCGCAGAGTCCGGGTCTTGCACTGCCATAGTTGGGGCTTGCTTGCGGGCCTTCATTGCCGCATCGTAGTCCCCACCGGGATTAATCTCCTCCCACGCTGCGCGAGAGGGTAGCTTATCAGAGGCAGGGGCCTCGTCAAATGTGTCAAAGAAGTTTTTTCCCGCAGCTACGGAAGCCTTTGGGCTATCAAAGGTGTCAAAAAAGTTTGCCATGTTACTGTCCTTGCAGTATCTTGGCTGCAGCGCCTCTTCCAAATTTTAGGTCAAACTCAGCAGCCCTATTGGGGTTAGCCTTTAGGGCTTGTATGTGTGCAGCGGTTGGCGTAGCGGCAGGGGCAGGGGCAGGGGCAGGGGCAGCTTGGGGGGCAGGGTTAGCCAAAGAGCCAGCTAGGGCATTGGCTTCTTTTACCCTAGCTTCCACTCTACGCTTTATTTCCGCCGCATGTGCTACAGGGTCTGTCTTTTCTAGTCTACGCATTACGGGGTCTGCAAATGCTTGTTCATTTACAGACTTGAGCGCAGCGGCAACTGCTGCCTCACGTCTAAGTTGGGCAGCTTGGGCAAGTTTTGCTTTTTCAGCGGCGTCAACTTGCGCAAGTCTTGTTTTTTCATTTTCGTCTCTAGGGCCACCTGCCGGGATGTCGCTCTGGCTTGAACTCATTCTCTGCTGTTTCAAACCCTGAATTTGCAAAGATAATTCATAGGCAATACGATTCCTTTGCTGACCTACAGTTTCCCCCGGTTTTGGTTGTTCACTGCCCATCCTGTGGGCAACACCAGCTTCAAGGGTTCTGTTGTCAAAGTTAACATTAAGTTCTTTCTCGGGCTTCGTGGCCGCAAGAATACCCTGCAGCAGCGTGCGCTGACGGTAGTTCGCGTCTTGTCTAGCTAAGTGAGCAGCACGCCGATTCTGTTCGGCAGCGGCAACTAGCCCCTGAGCCTCACGGTGCAGGCCCATCTTTTCCTTGCGTTCGGCGTCGGCCAAATTGATACGCATAGCTTCGAGCGCTCGGTTTTCTACCTGTGACGCCTGATTAGTCGCACCGTAAGCCTGCCCGAACGCTACAGCACCTGCACCTAAACCACGAGCTAAGTCGTTGCCTTGCAACATAGCTCCAGCAGCTTGTAGCGCCGCTAGCCCCCTACCTTGTTTCCGATTAGTGGCATTTTCTTCTTGCATGCGCTTGATGTTCTCACGCTCTTCGTTGTACTGACTCGGCCCAGCCGAATCTATAAGCTCTTTCCTAGCTGCCATTACTGCTGCTAAACGCTGCTCGGGGGTCTGCTCCGTGTATACAGGGGCTGGAGTCCGGTAATCTTTGAACATTTCTCTAAGCAACCCCCTACGCATATCTTCTTCGCTTAGTTCTGGTTCTAGTTTCTCTACGTCGGCATAACCCCCACCACCGGCAGGTGCGGCTGCTCCTTCCCCATAACCAAGCCCAAATTCATCTAGGCCCATACCCCCACCAGCAAAAGCAACAATACCACCACGAGCCATGCTTTCTTTCGTCGGCAGCATCTTGTTCATGTCTACGGGTAAGGAAGCAAGGCCATTTTTCATAGATGCACGGGCAGCTTTCTCCATGCTCACAATCTGGAGTTGCTCTTGATCCCCACGGGCTTTCGCCGCTTCTTCAGCTTGGTCTAGTTGCTCATCGGATAACCCACGCACAATGCTCTCAATGTTCTGCTGGCTATCTACGCTACCGCCGTCGGCAAAGAATTGTTTCAAGCCGTAAGCAGCAGAAATACCAGAACCCAACAACTGGCCGAATGACGGTGAGCCTGTAGTACCGGTCTGGTATTGAGTGCCGGAACTACCAATTGGAAGGCCCCGTATCATGTTAGCCATGTTGCTCAATTTTTGTTGGGGGTCTGCTTTTTGGTCTAGGAAGTCTTGGTACGATAGGTCCAACCCCCGCTGCCCCATAGCCTGCTCTTGTGCGCCGTAGGCCGACTGCAGCCGGTTGACATCCATACCCTGCGTGATGCCTGAGCGAAACTGATTGGACGCTTGGTCAAAGTTTGCCTGATCCCCACGAGCTTGGATGTCGCCCATTTGTTGCCCGAGGTTGCGCTCGCGTTCAGCCCGCATAATCGCATCACGTGAACCACCAAAAGCCCCTGCCTGAGCAGCCTGCGCCTGTTGCATCGTCCCCATAATGCCCGACTGCCGACCCGCTTCGCGCTTCTGAATATCCGTTACTTGCTGCTGATACGGCGACATGTAGGCACCAATGCCCTTACTGAATCCTTCCGGCCCAGCGTTCATGTTTGCAGCGTTTTGTTTTGCCTGCTCCTGCATTGGGGTAAACCCTTGGATGCGGTTAGCTCCATAGGCTTCGTACGGACGATCAGATAACGCTGATTGTTTGGCTAGCGTGTCTTGTGCATAGCCTTTAGCCCATTCGGGTAAACCCGTATCCGTTGTGGTAGTTGTGGAGGGGGCGGAACCGCCACCTTGGGGGATGATGCCCCCATCAGCTTTACGAATAAACGCACGGGGAGGGAGGTCTGGTATGCCCAGCATAGCCATTGCGTGGTTATTAAATTTCATAGCTTTACCCCAACAATACGGTATTTTTCTTTGAAGCCGTAGCGTTGCCACAGCCTAGCAATTGATTCCCTAGCAGCACCTTCAATAGCCGTAGCACCCATAGACCTTGCATAGGCCCGTAGCTGCTCAAACGTATCTCCACTGCTTACTAGCCTGCCGCCTATAGCGGTAATAAACGCAACCCGATCATCAGGGCGATTGAAAAACTCAACTGTCGCGGCACCGTGGATAACACCAGAATCATCAACTGCAACAATCAGTGCCCACTTACCTTGGGTTACAAATACCTTAGCATGCGTTACTGTGTAGTCCCCATTGGAGTGCTCCAGCGCATCAGCTATAAACCCCTCAACCTTGTCCCAAGTATAGTTCACCCACTCTGAGGCGACATACTGTATTTTCATGCTGGTAGATGCTTATCCATGCGCGAATTGACAGCCACCTTGTTTGTACCAATAGACTTTTTACGGCCTGCTTGAATACGAGCAAGCATGGCATACAGCTTACGCGCACCAGCTTCAGTTGAGCCGTTGCCCAACTCTGACACAATTCTCGATGGCACTACGAACTCACCGTCCGCGAGCCGTGCAGGTTGCTTTGCTTTGCCAATAGTTGCCGGGATCGAGTCTGAAACACCGTCTCCGGGGCCGCGCAGGAGCCTGCCACCGTCTGAGTAACCACCGAGGGAGCCTAGACCACCTAGGGCGTAGCTGCTTATCATGCCGCCTTTGGCGTTATCTCCTGATGGTGCGTTGCCTACACCATAGCCACCAGCAGGGGCAGTAGGGTCAACACCACCACTCATTTCATTTCCTTGCCAACTTTCGCCGGTGCTTCCACCACCTTGTGCTGCATTTTTACCGCCTAGCCCGTTCGTACCCGAAACATCATCTCGGCTACTTTCTTGAGGATCGGTAGGCGTTTCTTGTTGCGCTGAACGGCCTTCCCGTGCTGCTTGCGATAGATACCCACCTATAGAAGTTAAACCTTTATCTGTTAAAAATGCGCCTAAATTAGCAGCGGGACTCCAATTTGGTGTTGATGGTGATGTAATGCCATCATTCCCACCCCTATCACTACCAGCATTGACACCCGTACCGGCGTTTCCGCCTAAATTTGATGCTACGGTTCCAGCGGGGACCCATGTGTACTGGCCCGTTGCTGGGTTGTACGTGTACTTCCCACTGCTGTATGTTTTTTCTCCCGCCGCTGCGTTTGCAGCCTCGATAGCTGCAGACCTAGGCAAGTAGTCGTAGTACAGTTGCTCTCTGCCAAAGCTGCTACCGTAGTTGCCATTATTAGGCACATCTGGCTGGGGAAAATAATTGGGGTCGTCTCTGAGGTTCATGTTTTTACTTTCAGTACGTTGCTTGCCGAAGTATCATAGTAGATATCCCCAACGCGCAGATTAGCAAGGTTGGCTTGGGTTGGCAAGCTAGGGGATGTGCCAGACGTAGGGAAAAAACTCAAGCCAGAAACAACTTCCGTGCCGTTAAACTGAGACGATGCCGAGATAGGCCCAGCGTTGTCCAATTGGGTAAAATACAGGCGGAGCACGTTAAGCAACTGACTTAGCATTGCAAAATCGTATTCCGGTGTAACCGCCGGTAGCCGTGGAGCAGTTACGTTTTTTTGTGCCATTACCCACCTCGCCTTCCATCAGGTCGAATATCTATTCTTGGGGCTCCCATTTGCCATTGGGTCCCCAACTGCGTTGATGCTAGTTTCATAGACATCTGCCGACCTCGAATCCGAACATCTAGTTGCCCATTGTAGGTATCCAAATCAATAGGGTATGTCTGCGTTGCGGTAACAGTTTGCGTTGCGTCGGAGTTGGTGCCTCCGATTGACTTAGGTACGTTGTAACCAGAACCTGAGTTCTGTAGCGGTAAGAGTTGGATAGTCATTGCTGGTGTGGTTCCGTCCGTCGATCCTAAAAATGTTAAATCCGGCAACAATCGCCATACAAATGCAAAGTTGTGCCCGTCACCAATATCAAACTGCGAAGTTGTAATAGACGCTTCAATAGCCACAGTAACATCCCCTGCCCCATCGTCTACACCGTACTCGTGATAAACAATGTTTCCTGTGTTTGTTATAGGATCAAATGTTGCTGCTAAAGGATAGTTTATAAGCCCCGTATCCAACCACGCAGGGCGCGACATACTGCCGTAGTACCAGACGTTTTCAAGGTAGTTGTAAACAACGTAACGATCAATGGTTGTAGCGTACTCCGTGCAGTAAAAGAACCAAACTTCGTTGAAACCTTCGTTTGTGCTGGCAAAAATCTGATCAAACTGATTGCGGTTGATGTTGTTGTAAATAAACTTTTGAAGATCGCAGTTCTGTGTTTGCACGCGCCCGTCGTATTTGTAGAACTTGTCTACACCCATCCAATAAGTTACCCCAGACGCCAGTGCAGCGGCGTTTGGCCCTGCAATTGACACGTTATCCCCAAGCAGCGTTGTGCCCCACACATACGGAGGGCCAAGGTACTGCATCGAGTAGAGCGTGGAGTCGGTCCACACCAAGATTTCTTGCCGACTTTGGAGGGCGGTAATGATCCTTGAGCCGTGCGATAGCCGAATACTTCCTGCTTGGTTTGTGACCGCAGGCGTCCACTGTGTAACAGACTCTTGATCCGACCACCGGATAAGCATGGGGTCAAAAGTTGTGGAAAGATAGTCGTTGGTTCCAAAGCAAATTACAAACCGGCTAGTGTCTGAAATCAGGAAGTACGTTTGGCTCAAAGGCGTATCTGAAGCCCCGTATAAGGTTGAAATTGGGACGCCCCGAGGGGAAATACTATGCACACCAGATTCCGTTCCGGATATTTCTATTAGTGCGCCAGTAGGTGTGGCTGACAGATTAAAAGTGGTCGAAGTCAAATACCGCGTATAGTAAATTGTGCCGGGGAGCAATCCAACTGGCAGTACGCCCGTAGTTTGAAATGTAATAGGTGTAAGGTTATAAAGCGTTAACGTAGATGAAACAACGCAGTACGGAATTGTTGTTGTAGAACCCCAATCTGCGTAATTCCAAGGGTCTGTGCCCCAACCACTAGCAACCGATGTAAAAGTTGCTACGGTGGGAGTGACTCCAATCGTTGCATTCCAGTAGTACAAAGCCCCGCCACGAGGGCCGTAAATAAGGTCTTGCCCAAAATTGTTTTGGTTCCAGATAGCCAGCGGTACTGTAGAAGTTGTGCCAACACCCCAGTAACCAAAACCCCACATAGAGGCCCCCCACCCGAATAGCGGTACAACTGCAGCAGGTCCTGCGGCGAGTTGATATACAGCGTAAACAGTGCCCGCGCTAGTTCCCGCCGATGGGGTTGACGCAACTGCAATGGTATAGCTGCCAGAGCCAACACTTGTAATTTGGTATTCCCCGCTAATCGTAACCCCACCAACAACAAGAGCCCCAGCAGTAGCTCCATTAAATGTCACAAAACTGTTGACTGTGTACCCACCAAGCCCGTCAGTGACTGTAACGGCAGGAGATAGTCCGTAGGCAGTAAAAGGATTAGTCAGTGTATGGACGGCGCTAATTGGGGTGATATCGTGATAAATGCCTTCACCCTGCCGCTCAATGTAAAACTTCAGGTTGGTCCCCACACCTAGTAAGTTTTGTGACGTTAGTGTTATCCAGTTCCACAGAGAACGGCAAACACCCATAAAAGTGTTGGTAGAGATGCGCATCCAACCGCCTATTTTTTCGGGCGTGCCTTGGCGAAACCGTACTTTTTCGGACTCGTAGTAGCCGCCCTCGTTGGTGTATCTCGTATTTTCCCTGTTTACACCGGGAGTCAATTTGATTTTTTGTAAACTCATGGTACAATCTCCGAATCGTCATTTATTTGGAGAACATTGTGTATATTTACATTTGGAAAGATGCTTTCAGCGTCCCATTTTACGTTGGCTTTACCAGAAACAAGCGGCGCACTAACCCTAGAAACAACGGGGGACGCAACTGGCTGTGTAAACAAAAGTTGACCGCGATTGGAGTGGAGCGCGTTATTGTTGAATTGCGTCCTGTTTTTTCCGTAGAAGAAGGTATTGCGCTGGAACGCAGCCTCATTGCAGAATACGGACGGATTCAAACTGCAAACGGCCCTCTTACTAATTTGACTTCTGGTGGGGAGGGTAGTCATTCTTTATCCCCAGAACACAAAGAAAAGTTGCGAGAAATAATGCTTGACCCATTGCATCCCATACGCAGTCTTGCGTCCCGTGCAAAAGCAAAAAAACGCATGAACGATCCTGATGTTAAAGCCAAGTTTTTAGGTGATAACAATCCAGCAAAGAAGCTAGAAGTTCGTGCCAAAATTAAAACTGCATGGGAAAACCCTGAATTCCGCGCTGCACGGAGCAAAGAACGATTGGGAGTCTCTAAAAACTTTTCGGAAGAAGACTTAAAAAGAAGGGCCACAGCATTAAAAGAAAACCCAAACATGAAAAAGTGGAGTGAACGCAATGGAAAAGATGCTGACTTTGACGCCAAACGGATTAAAGGTATCCGCGCTGCACAGCCTAAAAGAGCAGAGAAAATGCGTGACCCTGTTGCTCTTGCCCAGCGTAAAGCAAGGCTTAGTGCAACACTCAACTCACCCGAACACAAAGCCCGTAGAGCCGCCCAGAACACGCCAGAGTATCGCGCCGCTGCATCTGCGCGGAAAAAAGAATACTGGGCAAAGAAGAAAATTGACATTTCATCCTAAGACAGGAACAGGGCACGTTCGTCATTGCGGCGCTTGACTAGCCCCGGAAGGATTTTACCCCCGCCCCTCGTAAACTTCAAGAACTCGTCGGCGGCTTCTTGCGTCTCGCCCCGAAGCATCTTCTGACGGAGGGTGCTTCGCTGTACGCCCCCCAAACCCAGATTGAAGCTAAAGCTGACAAGAGCATCATTCTGACCTGCGGTAAGCACCATAGGAAAAAGTCGGGTGATCCCAACCTCAAATCGCTGGAGATCAGCACTAAGGAGTCCATCTACTTCGTCGCTCGAAAAAGTACGGTTGTCATTCGGTTCCAGCGAGTAAGCGTCTCTCTGATCCAAAGGAAGACGACCTTGCGCGGGGTATAGAACATGGCCTACTCCTACAGTCCATAATTTTGCTGGGCAACGGTACGGCTTTAGCCTAACGCCTTCGTGGTGTTTTATCATCTCCTTGCAGCGGTCGGAGACTTTCAATCCTTGCCACCTTTAAACGCTCTGCCGCCGAAATGGAAGCTGATGATGCTGGCAAAGATGATCTGGGTATCAGCGTCCCACAGCTTCAGGATTAGCACATCAAAATCCACACCGTGATGCCAAGCGTAGGCAAAGCCACCAACTTCAACAAATGCAAACAACAGGAAGAAGCCGTAGGTCAGTATCGGGCGCACACCAGAGCGCAGGTTGATCATCCACTGTGATGCACCCTGACCTATCGCTATGTCGTGGGCATACAGCGCTGCGCGTTCTGATGCCTCTGCTTCTATTGCTTGGCCCTCAACCTTTATCTCTTCAACTCGTTGCTGGGCCTCAAACCCGGCTTTGCGTAGCTCAAGCTCACGCTCAATCTGGAGTTGAGCCATCGCCATCTCGTGCTTCTTGTCAGCACGGTCTTGGAAAAACCCAAGCAACTTGGGCAGGCCACCAGCAAGGAAAGAGATCAGGGTTGAGAGTAGGGTTAGCATTTTTTTTCTTCCTCATGCGATAGCTTGACGCCAGCCAACAAGCCAATGAAGCCCCCAACAATAGTCTGAAACGCAGGCCCGACCAACTCAAAAATCTTGTTGTTGTCCACGAGTGGGTCAAACAGTCCAAGCAACATGACACTCGACATTGTTAAGACAACGATACACAAGGTCATGCTAACCATCAGGGTTACGGCAAAAGTAAGTTTTGCTTTCATCTTCCATCTCCGACAATTTGCCATGTCAACCAAGCCACCAGCCCGACTATAGATGACACCAGCGCAGTCCATAAACCAAAGTTCACAATGTCGCTAATCTCTTCTGCTCTCACCGCCTTCGCGTGAGCTGCTTCAGCTTCCGCTTTCTTTCGTTCGCTGACAATTCGATTACGCTCCAGCATCAAAGCGTTCCACACATCGTCATTGCCACTCCAAATCAGCATCTGCTTTAACTCTGCCTCTGCATCTTGCAACTGCTTGAGCTGCATAACGACTTCAAACGCTACCGCCGTATCTGATTGAGCAAACCCTTTGGGTTTCTTTTTGGCCGCCTCTTTTGCTACTACATCCTTGGCCTCGAAAAACTTCATCAGGTCGCCAGAGATGGCGTTGATGTCCTTGCCCATCTTGATGGCGGCTTGCACTCCTTTAATTGCTCCTTGAGCAACTGCAAATGCGGTTAGCGGGTCCATTCATTTGCTGCCACGTTCGATCAGCCTATCCAGCTTGGCATCCATGCGCTCAAGCTGCGCCCGTTGCAATACCGTTGCATCCCGCTGGGCCAGCATTTGCGTCTCGACGATTGTCAGCCGCTGCTCAATCTTGCTGACGTAAGCCAGCACCGCACCGATCACTACTATGGTGCTGATGACATGGGTTAGCTGGATTTCCTTTTTCAAGTGCCAGCGTTCAGCGCGGCGCTCGGCGAGTGGCTCGGTCATGCTAGTTGCTCCAAGACGGGTTTAGGTGCTGGCTTCATTGCAGTTTCCTGCCTTGTTCGTAACTCTCACGCTCGTCCATTGCATGGTGCAAAACCAACTCATCAAACTCCTCGTCTGGTGTTGGGTGACACCAGCAAGCCCGATTCATTTCGTGTTCTCGGAGATCGTCGAGTGGGTAGGTGTGGATGTCAGGTTGCTTCATTGGGCTTCCGCAAATATGTTTACAAACACCGTGTCATCTTCTAACGCTTCAATTTCATGCCATTCGTTTGCAACAAGCTCGATGGGTTGTGTGTACTTATCAATCACAAGTTCTCGTTTAGCTTTTCGCACGATTACAAATTATCTACAATTAATTTTAGTTCTGACACATCACCAGCAGCGTCAATGTTTGACTGGATTGCAGCGTACTTCTCACGCACAGCTTTTCGAGCAATTTCTGCAGCAATGGCTTCGCTTGGGATGTTGGCTTTGATGTCTAGTGGCGCAAATTCCAGCGCACGTTTGCCGCGACGAATGTCGTGGGAAATAATTTTTGCTTTATCAATGTTAATAGTAATCATGCGTACTCCCATGCGTTACGAAATGTGTGATCAGTTGGGATGTCAGCAACGTCCACGATTTTAAAAGGTTTGCCCTCCGGAATGTCTTTCATTGCTGCTTCAACTGATTCAGCTGGAATAATGACAGCTACACCGCCATTATCAGTTGGGTAAATAATTCGTTTGTCCATAATATTCTTTCAGCGGAAAATGGAGATAAAATTGTTCACACCGTCAACCACAGTAGAGAAAAGTCGATCACCTACCGCAACTCTAATCGCCGATGTAGTTTGTGAAACTACCTGCATTTGTCCTGCGCTAGTGTTTCCATCTGAATATAGCGAAGCAGCATAATTTGCATCAGCCATAGCGGTAGTAAAGTTTACTGTGTAGTTGCCTGTGCTGTTATATGTAACACTTGACACATTCCCGCTGGCACGAATAGTTATACTGCTTGTGCCATTAAAGTTTATCCAAGCGCGGGCAGCATAAAGAGGTGCAGTTCCACTTACAGTAGCAAACTGTGCAGAATTAATATTAGGGGTGACTAGCGTAGGGCTGTTGGACAGTACGACATTTGTCGTTCCTGTGGATGTTGTAACGCCCGTACCCCCATTTGCAACTGCTAGCGTGCCAGCAAGCGTTACAGCACCAGCAGTACCAGTAGATGGTGTAAACCCCGTAGTCCCAGCACTAAACGTTGTTACTCCCCCGCTTCCGCCACCGGATGAATTAATTGTTTGATTGGGCCATGTGCCGGAAACCGTTACGTTTGTACCAGCAACAATTGCAGGTGTGGTAGTGCCTGTACCCCCATTTGCAACCGCCAATACGCCAGTAAAAGCAGTTACTGAAGAAACTATTTTTACATAGTCTGAACCGTTCCAAGCAACAATGGCTTTCTCGCCGTCAACTAGCGTTACGCCCGCAGTGGGGGTCACGCCACGGACAGTTAACAGGAAACCGCCTGTACCCGCGTTGTTGATGGTGTATTCCCTACTTGAGGCGGGCAAATTTAGGTTTCGCGCTGCTGTTTTAGCCCCTGATATGTTCAAAATAGCGTATTGCGCCGTAGTTGAAATAATGCCCGTTGCCGCACTCGTACCCGCAGTGTTAGCTAGCGTAACATCCGCAGTAGTAATTACGACGGATAACCCGCCTGCAATCGCTATATCCAAATAGGACGTAAGGCCGTTATCAACAACATCGCCCCAAGTGCCAGACTCAGTGCCTGTTGTAATAATTGGTAAACTCAGTAGAGCAGTAGGTGTAATCGTCATGTGTTGCTCCTATTACGGTAAACGAATCAATGAGGTGGTAGCTGAGTTGGTTGGCATGACAACTGTAAAGAGGGATGTAGTGGTTTTGTCAGCGCCAAAGTCCAATACTGCCACCGATTTGTTGCTCTTAGATGAATTGTAAATCAGCGCACCCCGTGCTGTAAACGCACCTGTAGTCCAGACGACATTGCTAAAGTTTACAAAGGCCGTGGTGTCTGTGACACTGACCGAGATGCCTGTCATCACCTGACCCCCTGCGGCGTAGCCCGACCCAGTAGCTACCTGCCCTGCTAACGACACGTTGTATTCCGTGGTAGCCGCCCCTATATCGGCATTGGCTGTGTACAGCGCCATATAGAAGGTGTCTGTGGAGAAATCATGCACCCCCTGAAGCAGTTGCTGCTTGAAGGATGTAGTTAGGGTTTGGGCAATCATGTTACTGGAACCCTAGTTTGCCCGCTACGGTATACGTCTTGTCTGTCAAGCCCATCTATTAACCGTTTGGCAAGGGTTAGCGCTTCTTTATATTTGCCATCGTACAGCGCAATAATATCCGTTTCGCCTTTCATGTAGGTGTAGGCTTCTACCAGTGTGCCGTACAGGAGAACCGAGTCAAAGTTGTCTCCCAACCATGTGGTCGAGGCAGTGACAATGGACTCCGGGTAGTAAAAATAGTTTAACTCCGCAGACAATGCAGCGCTGGGTGTTGGGCCTAGGATAAACCGCAGTTCTGTAGTTGGGGTCGCACCCGATACTTGTGGGCCAAAAATAGCATAGTATTTTGGGGTCCCAGTTGCCGCAACCGTTGGGTACGCCTCACGAATAAAGTTTGCATCTTTGTTCAACAAGAAATCGTAAACCCCGGCGCTGCTAATAACAGCTAATGACCGCGCCGACAAGAAATCATCAGGGCAGTTTAGGTACGGGCTACCATTAACAAACGTCAGCGTTGTGCTTTTTTGCGCCACAGGAAACTGCATCGAGTTAAATATACGTTGCTCTGCCTGTGTAATAAACACATTCATGTTCACCGTAGGAAAAGTGTTCTCCGTATACGATGAAACAGCGGCAACCAACGCAGCGTAATTCATGCCATCGGACCCCGAGCCATTGTGCCTTTAGTAGCCGCGCCGTTACCGCGAGTTACAATGCCAGTGGTTTTTGTGGCTGGTTGCTCGCAGTTAGAAAGGCTTCCAATCGAAGCACGAACATTGCTTAACATGCTCATATCCTCACCTTTGCCGGGATTTTCTTCCACGGTTACATTTTTACCTGTCATGGTGTGGGGTTTGGCATAAACGGCAGCATTGCCAACTTCTTTACCGCCTTGTTTTTGACTAAATGTAGCCATGATTAACCTCCACGACCAGATTTCTGGTTCATCACTTTAGCCATACCGCGACCGTATTTCATCATGTCTTCGCCGGTCTTGCCACCTTTGGCAAACTTAGTCATGGGTTTGCCGGGATGATCGTGCTTCTCATGTTTGTTAATCATAGAAGCCACCATCTTCTTGTCCTGCTTTAAATCTGCCTTGTCCATATCGACTCCTAAGTTACTGTAACTGAACCAAGTTCCAATGCTGCCACCAAATAGTTGGGTGTCAATACGTCATCAAAAAGCTGAGAACCACCCACTGGATTCCAACCCCATTGTATATCTCGTGACCCGCCAGAAGGGTTCCCCGCGCTATTAGGGCCAGAAACAAGGTAGGTCTGGTCGTGCCGTGGGTTGCGTACTGCTTGCGGGTCATCTACCGGGTACATCCCCAACTGCAACTGCGGATGATCTGGGTCCCAGCATTCGGGACAAACTAAGAGGTTAAAAGTCTTTAGCTTGATGATCTCTTTTTTCAGTTGCTTTAGCTTGTACCTCTGCCCACAGCGGTCACACTCCGCGATACTACTCTTACCAGAAGCAAACCTATTCCCCATGCTCTACCCAATGAATTGCTGGCGCGGCACAAAGCGCACCGCTGCCTTCTCACGGTCCTCTTCAGAAGCTATAGCCCATGCCTCGTCGTACTGTTGCTTCAGCATTGGCAGACGTTCAACACCAGTCGGCACCTTCATGGCAAGATGGTAGGCCAAACCTGCAACCATGCAGGGGATGAACCGAAACGGGACATCCATTGTGTTAACACCAGTTCCTGCGTCATCAATGCGCTTCAGCCGCCAGTAAACCAACGTGTAGGTCTGCGTGTTGTCAGGAATTGGCCACACAGTAACCTGCGGGATAGACGTTCTGCGGTCAATGTAAATCTGGATTGGACGAGCCTGTTGCAGCTTGTTGGGTATCGTAGCGTATGTAGACACACTGATACGTGTAATGGTCAAGTCAGCTTGTGTTGCGGCACTGCCTGCACCCGTACGTATAACGTGCTCAAGAAGATCAACTGTGCTTGCAGGTAGGTCGTACGTAGCGGTTCCGGCAACCAGCGTGATTGACCCCTGCTCAAACGTCCACATATTTAGGCCGCGATTGGCCCAGTCGGCAAACATCAAGTTCAGGCTGCGCCGTGCGGTCTTTAGGTCATAGCCCGTGCGCAACTCAGCACCACAGCGTTCAAACGCCTCTTCAACTAGCTCAACTAGGTCGAGATTGAATACCGTGGTGCCAGAAGTTGCCATTATCGAAATCCTGCTGTTTTCTTTGCGATTGCTTTGGGTTGCGCTACGAATTGTTTCCCACTGGCTTTACCAGCACGCTTGGCCTTTGTGGTTGCGGCGTACTCAGCAGGGCTGAGACTTTTGATCGCAGCTTCAGGCAAGTACCGCTCTCCCGTCTTACTCGACGGCTTACCAGACTTGGTGCGCCATTTTTGGTCACCCCAATCTTTCAGGGACTGCTGCGGAGCTTTCAATCTCTGTACCCGCCGCCAGCTTTTTTATAACGCTGCGCTACCATCTGTGCTTTTCTCGCGCTCCAAAGTCCTGCACCTGTGCCAGCGGTGGCCTCTGCCTTTACGGCATTAAAAATCCGTTTGCGAAGACTGGGTTTGGTGTAGTTGCCAGCTTCGTTGACCTTTGACTTCACCTCCCCACCCTCTTTGTACTGAGTGAAATCAGTATCATCCCGGCGTGCCATTTTCTTAGCCTTTGGCATCTTGCTGGGGTCAATGGCCCCCATGCCACGTGAGGCTCTCATTTAGCACATCTTTCCACGGGTCTTACCCCGTTGAGCTATGCCATCACCCCGGCTGGATGCTGAGACTGAACCGCCAGATGCGTAACCTTTGACTGCACCACCACGTTTCATCATTGTAAAATTTTGCAAGCCAGAACGCCGTGCGTTTTCTTTTAGCATTTCTGCCTGCCGCCCCTCGGCACGCCCGCTACGCTCTGCGGCTTTAGCACCGGCTTTATCAAAGCCAAGCCTTGGTGTTGGTTTTGGAAGCGCCAATTGTTTTTCAGGCCCTGTGAGTAACCGGGGTACTTCTTTAATAGTTTCTACTTCTCTAAAGGTTGGCTCTACCCGTTTTGCAACTTCTTTAACACCGCCGCGATTGGCTAAATTTTTAGCTAGGCCAGCAATACTTTTAATACCAAAACCTGCTCCACCTAAAAGAGCCTGTTCAGGGTACACATTTTCTAGCGCCTGCGACTTTTCCATTGCGGCTCTTTTGGCTTTCCCTGCCGCAGATTGCGCTTCTTCTTCCGCTTTTTTGAACTCGGCTTCTTTCGACGCCTGCGCTTCTTTTAACGCCTGCGCTTTTTCTACAGTTGGCCCACGCCCACTATCAGACTCGCTGGGGGTAATAGGCGGGGGAGCGTTTTTACGTTTCAGCCCCTGTTGCGCGTTCATGTAGTCTGTCAAATCTTTGTCAGCACCGTACTTTGCTTTAAACGCATCTAATTGTTTCAGGGTGACTATTGCAGGTTTAGCTTTTGGCTCTGCTGCTGCCGTTTTTTCCGAAGCCATAGAACGCGATGTGGAGGCTGCTGGGGTTTCTGCTGCTGCCGTTTTTTCCGAAGCCATAGAACGCGATGTGGAGGCTGCTGGGGTTTCTGGTGCGTTTGCATTTTCCCCCCTCGCCAGTCGCGCCATACGTTCCGTCTGATCTTGACGGAATTGGTCATTAGCATCGTCCGCTAGAGACGACGCTGTGCCTTCTACGTATGAATCGTCTTCGCCATTAAACCTGCGTACTTTTTTCATGCTAATCTACCTTTAGTTTTGCCACGTTGTTCGATGCCGCCGCCGCGAGGGTACTTGGTGATCATGCCGCCCTGTTTCTTAGCGACTTCTGGGTCCATCGGAGGCTGACCCATTTCAGCGGTATAGATACCTGCGTTTTGTTTGCGCTCGTAGTCAGCAAGTTGTTTGGCCGTTGGGCCACCTTGCTTACCGCGTCCCGCACCCGCCGTTTGTGTCGCCATGTTGTGCTCCTAGCAAGCCCTGCCGCCCTTGTTCATTCTAATCTGTGTGCCTTTAGTTTTGCCTTTGGAAGCAACACCGTCAGCAGCGCGAGTAAAACCACCTGATGCCATCTTCTTCATGGCAGAGTCTTTCATCATCTTGCCATCAGGCATCTTGTGCATACCGCCGTGATTCATGCCCATCATTTGTCTTTTGTCCATTGCCATGTCCGCTTTAGAGCCTTCTTTCATGCCCTTTTTCTCTACATCTTTACCAGACGTTTCAAAGTTAGCCATCCCTTCGCGTTTCATGCCCATAGGAGACATACTTTTTTTCTTAGCCATCATTGCCATGAAACCGGGATTCATTTTCGTAGCCATAGTATCACCACCTTTGCTAAAAAGTTCGTTGCGACCTTGATTGGTCTTGGGATTGTTTACTGTCTGCAGATCGGCTCGATTGCGCGTGCTAGTAGGCAATTTTAGTGCTTTATCAGCCGCCGTGAAGTCTTTACCTACACTCATGGGAACACCAGCTTTCTTGGCAAAAGCAGGGCTATTTGCAATAGCTGCCATAAAATTGTGCTGAGCTTTTGATGATGAAGGCATTTAGCACATCCTACCTTTGGTCTTACCACGTTGAGCTATGCCATCTGCGCGGCGGGAAGCTGATACTGAACCGCCGTTGGCGTATTTTTTGACCGAGCCGCCATGTTTCATGCCTTCTTTCTCTGCATCTACTTCACGCATTGCTTGGTCATTTTCCATATCCGCAATGCGGTTCCTAGAATCTTCGGACAACTTTACTCTGTTGCTACTCCCCATCTTATCGGCAATAGATTTAAGTATTTCAGAACCTTCAACCATCTTTTTGCCTGCGCCAGTGCGCTCATCAATCTCGCGGCCCAAGCCATACCCAACTTCTCCAGCTAACCCAGCAAGTCCAGCACGACCTGCGGAACGCACAGTAGCACGACCTCCTGCCTCTTGCACCTGCTTTTGATTTTGTGAGCGGGTCTCAGCAGTATTTAACCCGCGACGAATACGTTCTGCATCTGCATTCTGGGACTCAAGCACATCCTCACGCAAGTTTGGCATGAGGTCTCTAGCATTAGTCTGCCCCGGAGAACGATACCTGTATCCGGGGATTTCAGGTTTATTAAGTCTGCCCATAATATTCTCCTAGCATTTCCATCTTGCAAGGGCCGCTGCTTTGCGGGTTGGTTTACCTTTTTCGTCTTTCATCGGCCCCGGCATACCTGACATCCGCGCACAGAATGAGTCTTTGCGGGGGCCACCTTGGGGCTGTGGAGCCTTGAGGTTGCTGCCAGTTGCTGCGTTGTACTTGGCCCTGCCCTTGGCAGTCAGGCCAGCCCCCTGAGAGATCGGGAGCTTCTCGCCCCGACCCACAGAGAGAACCGGGCCTTTTTTCTTAGCCATGCTATGTTAATTGAGAAGTTGTAAGGGAAGTTGTGGGGGATGTTGTGGGGGATGTTGTAAGGGAAGGTTGCTCGTCTAACACCCACAAACAAGTGGCCTCGTCGAGTGTACATGCTACATCGGGTTTCGGGGGGATAAAAGCATCCCGAACGGGATCATAGGTATACCCAATACCAGCGTAGTTTTTACGTAGAGGGCGACCCTCTGGGTGTACCCCGCCATGCGTGTTATAGCTAGTCTGAACCCATCCGGTGCCAAATAGGCCGGAGTCAATAACATCTTGCTCGGCCACGATGCCTCGAACAACAATGCCGTCTTGGACTTGTACAAAAGATGCCATAGTTAGAAAGTAATTGAGCCGGAGCTAGTCCACTTATAAACTCTGTATCCGCCTGCTGTTGTAACCGTCGGGCTACCGGTTGTCGATGTTGCTGCTGGATAGGTATCTGCGTAACGAATGATTACTATGCCTGAACCACCTGAAGCACCTACACCTGCAAGTGTAGCGCCACCACCACCACCACCAGTATTAATAGTGCCATCAACAGGCGAACTACCTGTCCCGTAGTTTGAACCCGCCCCACCACCACCTGTTCCGCCTGCGGAAGTTCCATTTCTGTTCCAGCCACCGCCACCGCCAGCGTACGCAGTAGATGCGCCTGAAATTGACGACGACGAACCTGCGCCACCTGTACCTGTAGTGCCACTACCGCCCGATCCAACAGCACTTGCACCGCCACCGCCACCAGCAATATTATTGGCAGGATCGCCTGAACCACCAGCGTATCCTTGCACTGGGCTAGTTACAGGAGACGATATACCTCCAGCGGTTGATCCAAAAGTGCCGTCACCATAGTAACCGCCACCACCACCTGAACCACCATTGCCCCCAGTCATGTCCCCACCGCCGTAACCTGTTCCCCCAGCGCCACCGCCAGTGGCTGTAATAGTGCTAAAAACTGAATTATTACCTACGGTACCTTTAACATTAGTAGCCCCACCTGTTCCACCGAGGCCAACTGTTACTGTAATCGCCACAGCCGGTGTTACTGCAAACCCCGTTGCGGTTCTATATCCACCACCACCAGCACCACCACCAGCACTACCACCAGCACCACCACCGCCAGCAACCACTAGATATTCAACCGTTGGAGTAGCAGATGACGGTGCTGAAAAAGTTACTGTGCCGGTACCAGCAGTTGCTTTGTAGACTTTGTACCCAGTTACAGCAGTCGACATTGTTTGGGTTATCCCAGAAAACGTAGCTGTGTAAGTGTCTGGGATTTTGAGAAGAACAACACCTGAGCCGCCAGCACCGCCATTATAGGCGCTAGTACCGCCGCCTCCGCCACCACCAAAATTAGCTGTTCCAGCAGTACCGCTTTGAGTACCTGCACCGCCTGCACCGCCACCGCCTGCACCGCCCGCTGCCGGTGTTCCAGTACCAGTATATCTGCCAGCACCGCCACCGCCTGCATAATATGTTAGTGAACCGGACTCGTTGGTGTATATAATCCCAACGCCGCCAGCAGTCGCAGGCGTAGTCGCCACACTGGTAGGCGTAGCAGCAGCAGCGCCCGCTCCGCCACCCCCACCTACCCCGTATGGGGAGCTAGTAAGACCACCATTACCACCCCCAGCATACCCTTGCCCTGATGTACCACTACCGCCCGCTGCTGTTGTTGTACTACTTTTACCACCGCCGCCACCTGATCCTCCTGCAAGGCCGTCAATAGTCACGGCTGATCCACCGCCACCGCCGCCAATTGCAGTTAGTGCATCAAATACTGAGTTGTTACCAGACCCACCTCTAGCACCATCGCATACCCCTGCAGTGCCCCCAGTCCCAACTGTTAGTGTGAGGGCTGATGCAGTAGCTGATGAAACGCTACCTGTTAGCGCACCGCCTGCACCGCCACCGCCTGAAGCTCCACCGCCACCGCCTGCAACTACTAGGTATTCAACAGTTACCGCAGACACTACTGAAAAAGTTACTGTGCCGGTACCAGCAGTTGCTGTGTATATGTTGTATCCAGCTGTAGCAGTTGATGTTGTAGCAGTTACTCCAGAAAACGTAGCTCCGTAAGTGTTTGGGATTTTAAGTATGACAATGCCCGAACCGCCTGCGCCACCAGTTGGGTTTATTGTCTGGCAACCCCCACCACCACTGCCAGTATTTACAGTACCGGCTGTAGGTGCACCTGAAGATTGACCACCGCCAGTGCCACCACCACCGTTGCCACCGGCACTACCAACGCCGTTTATACCCCCACTACCGCCACCCGCTATCCATCGCGTTCCCGAAATATCTACACCTGCGTTAGCGGCAGTCAATAAGGCAGAATACGCTGATGTACCGTTGCCCCCAGTGACACCAGATGCATCAGCGCCTGCACCACCACCACCACCCGCTGCATAAGGAGAACTACTTGCAGCACCTGCAGCCCCGTTGTTACCTTGTACAGGAGATGCTGTTCGTGTACCTGCTACACCACCTCCATATCCCCCACCTCCGCTTGAGCCGCCATTACCGCCTGTACCTCCTACAGTATCTCCACCAGCTCCGCCACCTGTTGCAGTAATAGTACTGAATACTGAGTTATTACCATTAGCACCAGTAACAGAGGTTGCTGTACCTCCTGCGCCAACTGTTAATGTAATTGGGGTACCTGTTGTTGCTGCAAACCCTGATGCTGATAGCAATCCACCAGCACCACCACCGCCCCCGTTATTAGTACTACCCCCGCTACCGCCGCCAGCAACTACTAGGTATTCAACAGTTAACGGAGCCGCCGCGCTAGTAGACAGCGTTAAGAAATTGTTCCGGGCAGCAAACATTACGGTGTGTATCCAGCGGTAACTGATCCGTACCAGTTGGTGCCGTCAGCAACAAACGAAAGAATGTCCATCTTACCCGCAGTCGCTGTAATTGTTGGTGCGCCTGCGGTACCCCACTTAACGCTTGTAAATGTTGCGGTACCATTGCCAGTGGCTGCTGCTTGTTTAAGCAGAAGAATAAACGATTTGCCCGCCGTAGCAGTAGGCATCGTGAATGTGGTAGCAGTAGAGGCCGTCAACGTAGCCGTTTGGACTGTGCCGTTAGTTAACGCAATGGTATTTGTTGCCCCAACCGTGCCAATAGCTACAACGCTTTCCGTGTAGTTGGTAATCGTCGGGTTATTTAGTGTCGGGCTTGTCCCCAGCACCACTGCGCCTGTGCCTGTGCTTGTTGTGACCCCGGTGCCACCGTTGGCTACCGGCAAAGTGCCAGTAACACCTGTGGTCAGAGGTAAGCCTGTGGCGTTTGTAAGCGTGCCTGAAGTTGGCG